CCTTCTTAGGCGCGAGTTCCGGCCGAGACGCTATCTGACGTTCCATGCCGGCCATGTACTCCAGCCAGTCACTTGACAGCATCGCAGGCTCCTTCCGGATGGGTAAGGTAACAGGACGTACATACGGGGTTCCGACGTGTCTTTCGACGTATCGTGGGAACGCATCCGTCGTCCGGATGGCACTTGCAGTGGCAATGAATCGGATCTTCTAGACCCGCGAGCCGAAGCCATTCCTGACATTCGGTCTCGTGCCGACCTTGCTTGCAGTCGTAGGAGACTATCAGGTCCCCTGACCGTCGCTTGTGGGCTGTCATCGCACCCCCTCTTTTGGGCTTAATTCAATTATACAGCGGCTTTCGCTAGGAAAGCAAGTCGGTCGAGGGGCACGTGGGGCTTGTTCGGCCCCTCGACCAACTTGGCGTCCTAGGTGGCCACATCCGGCTCGAAGGGCTCGAATGTCGGGTACTCGCCCCAGTTGTCCTTCACGTTCCGCTCATCCTTGTGCTTCTGGCACACCGGCGCACCCTTCTGCCTGCCGATCGTCTTCCACGCCATCCAGTAGATAGCCGGCTCGGGGCAGTATCCGCACCTCATGGCGTAACCTGGTACGAACCGGGGTCCGTGCAGGACGCGGGTGCCGGGGCCCCATTCGCGTGGACGACGATGCACACGGGCGGCGGGACGTGGGTTGCGTGGGAGTGCCACCCGAGGGCGTACCCCATTCCGAACGTGACGACGAGGCATAGGGTGCCTACCAGCGTACCCACCCTGTGCCGCATAGCGCGGCGAACGTTCACGTTGCTCCTCCTTAGCCTGGCTCATCAGTGCGTGGCGGCTATCCCACGCAGACGGTCTGGGGGCCCTTGCGGGCCCCCTCGCCGTTTCGCCCTACATGTACTGCGCGGCTAGCGCCTCGACGTCGGTGCGGGTGTTGGTGGCACCCCCGGTGACGTACTGGTTCAGCCAGGTCTTGAAGGCGTCCCCGTCGAAGTACTTCTTGTCGGAGCCGGTGACGGTGGCACTCGCGATCGTGCCCTTCTTGTGGTACGTGTACAGCATCTGCGGCGTGACGGTCTTCTCGATGCCCTCAGAGGCGAGCCGGATGTTGGCAACCTTGGCGGCATAGAACGGGGTGATTGGGCTGAGCTGAGACATGGTGTACCCTTCGGGACGAGCGCCACCGCGCGGCTGCGCGGCACTTGCGCTTGTTTTTTACTTATAACTATATTATAGTCTATGACTCGCGGGTTTACAAGACCCGTGGGTCCTACTGGCCTTGTGAGTAACTTCTGTAGTAACACAGGGGTACACTGGGTGTTGTGTGTCCGCTTGGAGCGGCTATATAATAGTAAACATGAGCGATCACATGAAGGACTTCGAGGCCGACCTATACGGCAATGAAGGGCCCGCTCAGAGGACGAAGAGGATCTTCGACAGCAACGCGCCGTTCGCTGCTGCGCAGATTGTCGACCTGGCAACGAATGGATCCAACGAGGGTGTGCGCCTCCGTGCGTCCCAGTATGTTGTAGATCGCGTGCTTGGCCCGCTGGGAAAAGACGACAACGAAGAGGCGCTCAACGAGTTCCTGCGCGGTATCGAGAAGATCGCCAACACGGGGAAGAGCTGACGCCCTGTGGATGACCTCCTGTGCCTGCTGAGCTTCTTCGGGCGGCGCCCTCGTTGGTACAGGGAGTGGTATGCCCGTTGACGAGCTGACCAGGGCGTTCTGGACGAAGATCGGGTACGTGCCGCATCCCAAGCAGAGCTTGTACCACGACTCTGGTGCCAGGTTTAGGGTGCCGACTTGCGGGCGCCGCTTTGGCAAGTCGACTATGGCAGCGAGGGATGTGTCTCCTAAGCACCTGCTAAGGGCTAACCAGATGGTCTGGATTGTCGGGCCCACCTATGACTTGGCGGAGAAGGAGTTCCGGGTCATTTGGAACGATCTCATTGTCAAGGAGAAGCTAGGCCGGGACAAGAGGGTGAAGCGTGCATACTCGAAACGATCGGGGGATATGTTCATACAATTCCCTTGGGGAACTCGAGTGGAGTGTCGCAGTGCTGAGCACCCGGAATACCTGGTCGGTGAGGCTCTCGACCACGTCATCATGTCTGAGGCCGCCAAGCACAAGCGAGAGACGTGGGAGCGATATATCCGCCCCGCTCTTGCTGACCGTCGAGGGGGAGCAGATTTCCCTACTACTCCCGAGGGATTTAACTGGTTGCATGACCTCTGGCAACTAGGTAGGAGAGAGCGGTTCAAGGGCATTTACGAATCGTGGCGCTTTCCCAGCTGGGACAACCCCGTGGTGTATCCGGGAGGTCGTCAAGATGATGAAATCTTGCTACTAGAGGAAACGTCCGAGCCTGAGTGGTTCCAGCAGGAGATAGGTGCGGACTTCGCATCCTTTGTCGGCAAGATATTTCCGGAGTGGGATGAGACCAGGCATGTACTAGCAGGGGACTACAAGTTCATTCCTGCCTGGCCCAACTACATTGCGTTTGACTGGGGCTACACCAACCCCCTCGCGGCTGTCGAGTTCCAAGTCAGCCCGAGGGACGAGATTTACGTCTGGCGCGTCCACTACAAGAAGTACAAGACGATACCGGACCACATTGGTCAGATGATGACCAGAACTCAACCTGCGAACTATCACATTAACCTGACGTTCGGAGATCCTGCTGACCCTGAAGCTGCCGAGATGGTAACGAAGGAACTAGGGAAGCGCGGCTTCTTTGTCCAGTGTTGGGCCCCGCCGGAGCTTAAGTCCGACTACACCTGGCGAGATGGTATCGACCTGATGGCCAGCTTCATGCGACCGGTTCAGGTCGGGGAAGACAAGTGGGGTGCTCCTATCGAGGAGCCTCGCTACTGGGTGTCGTGGGAATGCAAGGACCACATTCGTGAGATGAACAACTACCGATCTACGGAACCGGTCAAGGGTCGCAACGTGCCCGAGTTCGGTAACAGGGTCGAAGACCACACGATCGACGCAATGCGTTATGCACTCGTATGCCTGTTCAAGATGGGCGCCGCAGGATCTCACCTGACGCCTGACATGGTAGCAGCTGCCCCTGTGGAGTTGACGCCGAAGGCGGCAGCGGAACGTCGCGCTGCGGATGGGCAGCATGCGTTCTCTAACCTCATGGGTGCAGATCAGACCTCTGCAGGTTTCTTCCAGATGCGTGGGGATAATGAGGTGGTGTTCTAGTGGATATGCGTGACCTTCCTCGCGTTGACCTGCAGGACCTTATCGACGGTGGTTACGAGCCTGTTATTGCTCATCGGGGTGATGATGCCTTCATTGTCATGGCACCTCCGGGTGGTGCTGCTGGCCAGGTGCTAGACGGTACGGCGGAGATGTTCAGCCAGACACCGAATAGGACTTTCGGTAGCGCTGAGGAAGTTGCGGCCTACCAGATGATGCAGAGAGGTGATGAAGATGGAGCCAACAGGCAGCTCGCGACTATGCGACAGCGAACAGGTGTCCAAACTCGAGGTCGACCTGTCACAACAACGCCTCTTCCTGGAGGCGCTAGCCGTCCTGTATTTCCTGGGTCCGCATCTACACAAACTTCACCCGGTACTCCAATCGGCTCTTCTCAAGACGGTTTGCAGTTCGCTCCGCCGCCTGATCAGAGAGTTGGCTTCGGCGCAGAGTCCGGCACGATGCGGATCCATCAGCGTGTTGACCTCGCCCAGGGCACAGGTGTGGGTCTCGGGGCACCAGTCGCCAATATCGGTAACGAACTGGGTAGTGCAACTCCGTCGCCGTTCACTTCTTGGATAAGGCGCGAGTACAACAAGGACCTGTACGGTATTAAGGGTCTGAAGATCTACGACAAGATGCGGAAGTCTGACGGCACCGTTCGTGGGACGATGCGGCTTGCGAAGACTCCGGTGCTTGCCGGTCAGTGGTCGATGGCACCTGCCAGTCAGAGTGCTAAGGACAAGATGATTGCCAATTTCGTCTGGAAGAACCTGACGAGGTGGACAACGTCTTCATGGCCGCAGACTCTGACCGAGTCGCTGTTGATGTTGGACTTCGGCTACTACATGTTCGAGAAGGTGTTCGTACCCGGTGCACAAATCACGAATGACCCTGACGCGCGTGGCAAGATCGTTTGGCAGAAGCTTGCTCCGAGGCATCCGATGGACGTCAAGGAGTGGTTCTTCGACTACGAGGGCGGCCCGCTCAGCGTGGATTTGTGGGCGCCACCAGTCTTCGTGCCCGGGTTGCAGGGTGGCGTGTTTCAGGGCTTCTCGCAATGGGTAAACATTCCTATTAACAAGTTGTTGGTATTCAGCTTCGATAAGGAGGCCGGCAACATTGAGGGGATCAGCCTTCTGCGTTCCGCTTACAAGCATTGGTACTACAAGGATAACCTGTACAAGATAGACGCGATCCAGAAGGAGCGCCATGGAATCGGTGTTCCTGTCATCCAGTTGCCGGTTGGATACTCGCCGCAGGATCTATCTCTTGCAGATGCTCTGGGTCGTAACCTACGAACCAACGACCGAGCGCACGTCGTACTACCTCCTAACTGGACTTTGGCATTCGCTGAACTGAAGGGTCAGCCTGTCAATTGCATTCAGTCGATCGAGCACCACGACACGCAGATCGAGAAGCAGATTCTTGGTCAGTTTCTAAATCCGCACGAGAAGACGGACGAGCAGGACCAGACGCTGTTTCTCAAGGCTACCAGGTTTACTGCGGACATCGTTACGGACGTTTTCAACTCCTACGCGATACCGCAACTAGTCGATATGAACTGGGCAAATGTAGACTACCCTCGTCTTGTCGCCAAGAGGATCGGCGAGCAGGAGGACTGGCGCACTACCAGCTTTACGCTCAGGAACTACGTTGGTGCAGGAATCATCGTTCCTGACCAGCCGCTGGAAGACCATCTGCGCGACGAGATGGGTCTTCCGCCTGCAGACATGGCCACTGCACGGATCGTAAGGTCTCCTACAGCGATGAACCCGCAGAAGATCGAGCCTGCGGCAACTGAGCTACCTGGTCCTGGACACGGTGTCGATCCTACGCAGGTACCAGGAGCGCCTCCCGTTCCTAACGCGCCGCAGGCTGGTCCTCCTCGTCAGTCTCCTCCAGGTACAGTAACACCGTCTACCGGTAAAGGTGACGGATCGGGCAAGTCTGGTCGCAGAGGCCAGTAAGGAGTAGGAAATGGCTAAGGCAGGGTATTCACTTCTATCAGGTGTCGTTCCACTGGCAGCTGGCACACCGAAGACGGCTATGTTCGTTACGGCTGGTGCGCAGTTCGGTATGGACCTGAAGAAGTTCCGTATCGCCTTCGACGGTGTGACGGCCAGCGCCATTCCCGTCTTCTGGGAGGTCAACTACTCGACGGCGGCTACCAACTCGACGCCAGGCACCGGTAATACTACTGCCACGGCGCTCATTACTCAGAACTATGGTCGGGCGATCGCGACGACTGGGTTCCTCGCAGGTATCAACTGCTCATCGGAGCCAACAGTTCAGACTGCCGTCGACGGTACCCTGCTCACGCCTAACGGTGGTCTGCTAGTCTACGACTTCCCACTCGGCGACGTTCCAGACGCCGCACCTGCTAACGGCTTCTGCATCCGTCTGACTGCTCCTGCGATCGTGAACGTACGCTGCACGATGTGGTTCGAGCGCATCTAAGGAGCTAGCTTATGTCCTTCCTGAGCGGCACGCAGGACGAAGCGCTATACACGCTGCCTGCGGCTATCACGAAAAACACGTACACCACCGAGGCGGCGTTCTCCGGCGTCATCGGCACGAACCCCGTGTGCAAGCTGGACGGCAACGCTTTCCGCAACGGCGTCCCCAACCCGGTAGGGCGTTCCCTGTACCTGGTGTGCAGGGGCACGATCGCTACCACTTCCGCGGCCACCTTCGCTGTCAACTTGGGTTTCGACCCGACGGCTGGCACCAAGGCGAACTCGGTTGCCGTCATGTCCGCCACCGCGCCCGTCGCTGCCATCACGGCCGGGTGGACGCTTGAGGCGTGGTACACGTGCACGGCGTTCGTCACCAGCCAGATGACCCTCCAGGTGAACGGCCACTGGATTATGGAGGGTTCCGCGTCGGGCGGCGCGGCGGTGGCGACTGCGCTGCGCACGGCCTTCTCGGGCAGCATCTCCGGCGCGACCATGGACCCGCGCGTGGACAACTACATTGAGCTGTTCGGCACCTGGTCGGCCAGCGCGGCGGGTAACACGACCACGCTGCAGCAGATGTTCCTGTTCGGCCTGAACTGACCTGAAGCCGCGCCCGGCACGGATGTGAGGTGAGCCTGTGGCAATCGCCTTCGACGCAGCCGGAACCCCCGCCACCGGCACCACCGCGCTGACTGTCGTCATCCCGGCCGGGGCCACCCTCGGGTCCGTCATGGTCCTGTCGGTGGTCTCTACCGCGGGTGCTGCCAGCAATGTCACTGGGACCACCGGCAACACCGGCTGGCAGATCCGTGACACCGCCACCGACGCGGGCGGTGCACCGGAGCCGACCGTCACGGTGCTGTGGAAGCTGTGCGGTTCCGGGGATGCCGGGGCGTCGGTCACCTGCACGTTCGCTGCCACGCCGGCGACCACGGTCGGGGTAGTCAACACCTATACCGGCGTCGACCCGGCCACCCCGTTCGAGGCGAGCGCGGCGGCGTTCGACGCGACCGGCGGCGGCACCGCGCACGTCTCCCCGACGATCGTCACCACGCAGGACACCGACTGGATACTGACGGCGTTCGGGGACCGAAGCGGTTCCACATGGACGCCGCCAGCGGGGTTCACGGAGCGGTCTGACACCTCATCCGGTGCCGTGGCGTCGCTGGAGACCGCCGACAGCAACGGCACGGTCGCGCACGGGTCGATCTCCGAGACGGCGACCGCGACGGTATCCACGTCGACGGACGTGATGTGGATCGGGGCGCTGCAGGTCCCGGCGGCGGCGGCTGCCGGGGGCGGCGCGGTGCAGGCGCAGCCGGGCAAGACGTGGCTGCGCCGGTTCCATCACCGGCAGCAGCAACTCCCGCCCGCCGTTACGGTTGTCGCTCCAGTTACAGCGACTCCACAACCGGTAGTTATAGCGACTCCTAATGCATCGCAGTGGTTTAGTTCTAATCAACCGATCATTAGCTTTGCACCTCAGCAACCTGTCGTTACGCCTACTGTGACTCCTGTACCTGTCGTAGTCAATGAGCCTAATGCAAGTCAGTGGTTTAGCACTCCCTCGACGATTGTCAGAGCAGCGCCTCCAACGCCTCAACCACCCGCACAGCCTACGGTCGTTAACGCTTCTCCTGCTAGTCAATGGTTTAATACAAACTCTCCACAGACATCTCGCAGCTCTTTGCAGGACGCGATAGTATCAACTGCAACACCCCAACCTGTCGTTGAGACTTCTCAGCCTGACAGTAGGTATACTAAGACTGGTACTGCACAGGTAATACAGGCGCCTCAAGCTCCTACTGTCGTAGCGCAAGCGACACCTCAGCCTGTTGTTCAGAACGAGCCTAATGCGCAGCAGTGGTACGATGTTAAACCTGCACAAGATTTTCGTAACACGACACAAGATCCTCCTGTTTTGACAACTTCGTCACCTACCGTCGTTACTAGTCAGCCTCCGCAGTCATGGCTTAGGCCTAATCCTACGAAGATCATTCGTAATCCGATTCTGCTCGTTGTTCCAACTGCAACACCTGCGCCTATAGTTGTTGGAAGTAAGGATACTCAGCTCTTCCGAGTAACACGTCCGCAGGTTATTCGTAATCCTCTTCCTGTTATCGGTCCTGCTGTACAAACGCCTATATGTTATAGTGGCACGGTCACCGACCAGAACTTGTTCCATGGTAGTATAGTGCGCTTGCCATTTAGCGGTTCGATTGTTGACGGTAACGTTTTTGGTGGTATGGTAGTCGACAGTAATGCATTTGCAGGTACCGTTGTCCATGTGCAAGTGTTTGGCGGCGGTATGGTCAGACAGATACTAGATGGTGGATTGGTGGGATGGTGTATGCAAGAGGTCGATATTACGCTAGCAGAGTTCAATGATGAGTCTCTCACGGTCACGATCACTTCTGGTGGTGGACCCTTCAACGTTACAGGCCTAACGATGGAGATGTACCTGAAGGCCAATGCTGGCGATTCCGATACAGCTCCGTCAACAGTCAAGTTGACTACGCCAACAGACATTACGATTGTTGACGGACCCAACGGAATAGTCAACGTGGCAATTCCGAATGCCGATCTGCAACCTGGCGATGTTGTAGGCTTCTACAGGTACGACATTCTTCAGTCAGGTAAGCGGCATACTGCACTGTATGGCAAGGTAGGGGTTACGCAGTTGTAACACAAGGGGTAGCTTACCTCTGTGGACATACTATATAATCGTCTTAGAACCAGGAGAACATATGTCCGTATACAGCCCCAGTGGTTCTGGGAATGTTCACGTAGATACCGTCATGGGAGGGGGTAAGCGCGTGGCAGCTACGCCGAAGGCGAAGAGGAAGGCCCAACCTAAGAGGGGCATGGGATTCCAGGCAGCTGCGTCTTCCGCTGCCAAGTCTGCCGGAGTGTCTCCGAAGCAGGGTGCGGCTATAGTCGCTGCGGCCTCTCGGTCCGCTTCTCCCGCCGCGAAGGCGGCTAACTCCAACCTCAAGAAGGTACCAGCCAAGAAGAAGGCTGCGACCGCGACCAAGAGGGGCGGCAAGAAGTGAGCCGTTACGGCTTTTGGGTCGATGTCAACAAGAAGCTCTTCGAGGCAGGTGGGACCTCCTGGGTTCACGCCCTCCCCGTAGGCACGTACGAGCACCCGGTCTACGGCAAGATGGAGTTCACGCCGGAGAAGATCGGCCGGTTCGCGGCGAGCGTCACGAACAAGGTGCGCGGCGTCGATCCCGACATCGACTACGACCACAAGGCCCAAGATGGCAAGGCTGCAGGTTGGGTTCGCGGCGCTGAGGCACGGGCCGACGGCCTGTATCTGAACGTCGACTGGACCAAGCCTGCTGCTGCGTCTATCGAGGCCGGCGAGTACCGCTACTTCAGTCCTGAGTTTGACGACGAGTGGACTGACGCGGCGGGTATCAAGCACGAAGACGTACTGTTTGGCGGTGCGCTAACCAACAGGCCCTTCCTGAAGGATCTGCTTCCCGTCAATCTGTCCGAAATCACTACAACTCAGTTGACGGGAGGCACGTTGGACCCCAAGGCACTGAGGATCGCGCTCAAGCTGGCAGAGGGAGCAACCGACGACGAAGTTGTCGCGGCTATCAAGAAGCTCTCCGAGCCGCCGACGCCGGTACCTCCGACACTGCTACCGACACCCCCACAGGGTGTCACCGAAGACGCGCTCGCCAAGCTCCTCTCCGAGCACCCGGTGCTCAAGGAGCTGAACGAGCGAGTCACCAGGGCCGAGGCTGCTGCCACGGCATCAGACCGCGCGCGACAGCTCTCCGAGACCAGGGCGCGTCTGTCAGGTCTCCAGGCAACGCAGGGAGGTCGACGATACGTTCTCCCTCCTGCGGTGATCGACGCGATCGCGGAAGGTACGGTTGTCGGCGATCCGATCAAGATGTCCGAAGCCTTTGTCGGGTCGCTCGAGCAGCTTACCAAGGTCGGCTTTGTCGAACTTGGTGAGCGCGGCAAGATGGGCAGCCGGACCGAGAAGGACGCCACCCAACAGCTTGGCGAGCTGGTCGTTGCCGCTCAGTCGGCACACTTCAAGGCGACAGGCAAGCAGCTGGCGTACACCGACGCGGTTCGCGGCATCGTGCGGCAGAACCCGGAGCTGTACGACAGCTACCGCCAGGACAGCTACGCAGGGAAGGAGGAGTAACCCATGCCGGGTACGGATCATGCTCTTAGCAAGGCCTTCCTCGCGACGGGCGGCAGCGTCGTCTATCCGCAGTGGTCAGTCGTGCAACAGGTTGCGGCTGTCGGATTCACGCCTGCCGCTGTGCAGCTCGCTCCGATTACACTGGGTGTAGCTGCTGCAGCTGCGCCGCTAGGTGTGTGTCAGGAGCTCCTGGATGCTGCCAAGACCAACACGGGTAAGGCGTTTGTCAACGTCGCACTCGAGGGCAACACCAAGTGCATTTGGGACGGTACGACCGGTGGCACCACTCCGTGGGCTACTGTCGGCGCCGCTCCCGTACTTGGAGCGCTTGTCGTGTGTTCCCAGCTAGTGCCGGGGCGTGTGAAGTTCATCACGACTCAGGCAGCGTATCTAGGTTGGCAGGTCCTGGGTACGTTGATCTCCCTTCCGGGTAGTCCGCTTCCTACGTTCGGAGCGAACGCTGCCGCGGGCGACCTCTTCGATGTCGAACTGACGGTTGGAGTGCGAGCCTAATGGCAGTCTACAGCCCAACTGGGTCTGGCAACGTTCACATTGACGTTGTCCTCACTCAGATCAGCGTCGCTTGGCCGAACGAAGGGCTGGTGGGCAATGTTCTCTTCCCTTCGGTCCCCGTCGCCAAGCAGTCGGACAAGTACTACGTCTTCCAGGGACGCGAGGGGTGGTACCCTGCTCTGGATGACGCTCGTGCACCTGGCACTGAGGCTAACGAAGTTCCTGGTCTCACAGTCAGCGTCAATAGCTACTACGCACAGGAGCACGCGCTCCAGATCGCGGTTACGGACGAAGAGCGGCAGAACGCCGACTCGCCGCTGAGCCCCGACGTCGACGGTGCTGAGATGCTTGCCTCGCGGATCGCGCTGGGCAAGGAGTACCGCATCTACAACACGGTCGCGACTGCGGCGAACTACAACGCGAGCCTGACAGCGATTCCGGGTACGACTTCCGGCTTCGGGCCCCTGTGGGACAGCAACGCTACGGCGACGCCCATCAAGGACTTCAGGGTGGCGATGCGGCTGGTTCACAAGCTGTCGTTCCTCTCGCCCAACCAGGCGATCATCCCCTACAAGGTCATGTCGGCTCTCGAGGACGCTCAGGACTTCATCACTCGGATCCAGTACGTCGAACGTGCCGTGCTGACTCCGGATCTGGTAGCGTCGCTGCTAGGCCTGAACAACGTCGTCGTTCCCGGCTTCGGTATCGCGACTAACAACCCTGGACAGGTTCTGGCACTGCAGTACCTCTGGAACACCGAGGCTCTGCTCGCGTACACGCCTCCGCGTCCGGGTCTCAAGGTGCCCGCGTTCGCCTACCAGTTCACATGGGGCTTCGGCGGTGGGGGTGCTGGAGGCCTAGGGTTCGGCTCCGGCGCGTTCTCGGGTCAAGGCATCGATGATGGTGCTAACGGTGCGACTGGGCTCAGCCCTGCCGACTTCGGTAACACGGGCATGACTGACAACGCCCTCGGTGGTGGAATCGTCGACAGGTGGAGGGAAGAGCGTCGGGCATCTGACATCGTCAGGTTCCGTCAGCGCTATGACCTCGAGCTGATCGGGCTCGACACCAACAACAAGTCCATCTGCGGCTTCCTGTTCACCGGTGTTCTCAGCGGTGGCTTCGTCGGCTAGGAGGTAACATGACGTACGTAGCGTATACCGAACTGGGAGCGGACACGCCCCCCGGAACTCCTGTTAAGGAGGAGGACTTCGACCCCGACCAGTGGGCAGACTTCCTGGAACGTGGCAACGTGGTCATTCAGGGTGGAGAGGATGACCCCAACGTCCTAGCTGCAAGGGCTGCTGGTGAGGGTTACGAAGATCCTCGTGACGCTCGCATTGCTGAGCTCGAGGCGCAACTCGCAGCGACTCAGCAGGGCGTCCCTGTGGACCCTAAGGCGCCTAAGAACGCCACCGGTTCTAGTTCGTAGGAGAGGAGGCTTCGTTGACGGCTCACATTACCACTACACAGGTTCAGACCTGGCTCGAGTCGACGAAGCTGACCGTCACCTCTCTAGACGCGGGACTCGAGGCGCAGGTCTCGAGCGAAGTTCTCGGGAAGCTAACCGAGACCTACGCCTCGTTTGTCCCGCTATGGATTGATGCTACTACTACTCCAGCAATTGTTCAAAAGGTCATGTCGATGATATACGCCGGTTGGCTATTCGACAGGTCCTACTCGGAAGTGATATCGGAGCAGCGCGGCGCGAGTTATGGTCTAACGCTTAGGACCTGGGGAACTCAACTGCTGAACGACATTATCAGTGGTGCAGTTTCAATAGCGGAAATATCGCCTAACAGTCCTGCAGTAGCTCCTGTGTTTTACCCGACAGATACCAGTTCGACTTGGGATGCATGGCGAATGAATACGGATTGCAACGACAACTCGTTGGGTCCGGCTAAGTTCGGCATGGGTAAGGTGTTTTAGTGGCGACGACCATAACGGGTAACGGTGTCCGAGTTGACAGTATGGTCAACATCGGATATTCGTTTACCCCTACGATCGCCATGTCTGCTAAGGCATTTAACACCCTTGACATTGATATCAGATCATTTCGTGAGCCGTTGAAGCGTTCGATCCAGCGAGTCGTAGCACCTAGCATCCAGAAGAACTTCATTGCTGGTGGTAGGCCTACGGGGTGGACTCCGCTGTCTGATGCGACGCTGATTGTGAAGGCTCGAGACCCCAAGACTAGGTTCCCTGTCTCTGATCCTCTGCTTAGGTCTGGACTGCTCTACAAGACCATGGGACAGTTCAACATCTGGACCGTGACCCAGACCCAGGCAGCTATCTTGAGCTTGCCAGACAAGATCTGGTACGGAGGCATACACCAGGCAGGCTACGGAAGTTCGTCAGCCGTTAGTGCAGGTGCGACTTCCGCTGAAGGCTTCAAGACCATGATGGACCAGGTACTTAGTGGTGGTCTTCGTGCCTATATTCCTGCACGACCGTTTGCGATGGTACAGACTGAAGACTTGGACGCGATTCAGACAGAGTTTGAGATCTGGTTGAACGAGCGTATCGTTGCTAGGTTGGGGTTGTTATGCCTGGACCTAATACCGATAGCTCCGAAGTCGTCGCGAACTACATCTACCAGAAGCTTCTCATCTCTGCCAACATGACCGCTCTGGGCGTGAAGAGTGTTTGGTATGGAGACCAGGAACTAATTCCTAATACGCCTGCGTTGTGCGTGTCTCCCGGGAACAAGAAGCGCGAGTTTCAGGGTGCTACGTTCAGGACGTTGAACACGTTCGAGACGTATGTCTTGGTGTACTTTTGCAAGATCCAAGATGTGCAGGCGAACCTCCACGGTGCAACGACATTGGCTGATGCTATCGAGACGTTGATACACAGTGACTTGCTCTTGGGAGGAAATGTCTTCTCGGTGCTATGTACACAGAACGAACCGGGAATGATTACCAAGAGTGGATCCCTCATGATGGGGGCTAGGTTGACGTTCGAATCCCAGAGTAAGACAACATTCCCAGCACAGGTGTAGGTGGCGTAAATGACATACCGAGTGATTGTCGATCATCCGAATCTAGGTGATCAAGACGTATACATCCACGGTCTCGGGACGTTCCACAACGGGACGACTACAGAGATTGACGATGAGCAGGTGGAGCGGTTCCGTTCTATCAACTCGGTAGTCAATCTCTCCGATGCGCATCCCGAGACGGGCCGTCGGGTGCACATGCCTGCACGTGGTAAGGACCCGACACAACTCAACATCTTCGGCGTCAAGGTCGAGAAGGTCGGCGACGAGGGCAACGACGAGACGAACGAAGGTGGTGAGAAGTGACTCAGTACGGTATCGGTGCAGGTGGCCTGATCGGCATCGCCTTCGAGACAGTCGTCGGTACGTATGTACCGCCGACGAAGTACGTCCCGATTCTGTCAGAGACGTTGGAGTACAAGGAGCAGAACAACTACCGCAGACCGATTCGGCAATCAGCTGCCCAGATCGGCGTTGTAGCAGGTGACTTCGACGTTGAAGGCACGCTCACGATGGAGGCAACGGAAGACACGTGCCTCTACTTCACGGAGTGTTCTCGTGCCGTAGGTGTTAAGACAGGCGCGACTAACTTCGTCTACACCTACACGCCAACATCGGTTGCTGTGCCTCCGCGAACGATGTCGATCACTGTCGTCCGTAACGGCGTGGTCTTTGGCTACGCGGGTTGCGGTGTGACCAAGCAGACTTTCACCGTGAACAACAACGTCCTCGAGTTCCAAGCCGACATAATCGGCTTGTCGGAAGCTACGCAGTCGGTGCCGACAGCGACTTGGCCGACGTCGGTGCCTTACGGTCCTGGCTCGTGGAGCATTCAGATCCCGAACCCGACGGTCGTTACCGACATGGACACGTTCTCGTTCACCGTCGACGACGCTGGCGCTGCTCAGTACCGACTCAAGAACGCTCGAGGTGCGCAGTTCGTCGCGTACGGAGAACGTTCGACGCAGATGACCGCTTCGCGTGACTTCCTCGACAAGAGCGACTACGCCTTGTTCCAGTCGGTCGCTGCGCAGAAGCTGACGGTGGCTGTCGCTGCAGGTGCTAACAACGGTATCACGTTCGACGTGTTCGCAGGCATCAAGGACGTGTACCAGGTTCCGCTATCTGGTCAGGGTGACCTGGTTCGCGCCTCGATCACCTACCAGTCCGTCTTGGATGGGTCGGGCAGCGAGTACGACATCATCTACAAGACGCAAGAAACCATCACACCTCACCTGTAAGTAGATAGATGCCAGTAAGCCGCACAAGAAGAAGGCACAAGTCTAAAGGGAGGACGAAAGTGCCAAACGCAACAGTGTCTACAGTTCCACAGAAGTTCGATCTTCAGTCATGTCCTGGCGGCTGGGTCAAGCTACGTCGTATGTCGTACGGCGAGCGCTTGCACCGCCAGGACATTGCTATGACCATGTCCATGCAGGCTGACCAGCGAACCAAGCAGTCGTCGATGCAGGTCAAGCAGGCACAGACGGCCGTCGCGTCGTTCGAGCTCGCTTGCTGTGTCGTCGATCACAACCTGGACAAGGACGACAACGGGACGCGGCTCGACTTCAAGAACCCGATCGACGTCGACCAGCTCGATGGCATGGTTGGCGACGAGATCGCGAACTTGATCGAGAACCTACACGACTGGGAGAGTAACCTCCCAAACTCCGAGCAGAGGTCTTCAAGCTCATCCTCAACAGCGGTCGAAGTGAAGCCAGCAGAACACCGTCCGCTACTGAAGACGGACGCCTAGCTGCACAGCTCATAGGCATAGTCAACGTTTGTGAGCATATGCACTGCCTCCCTCAGCCGGGCGGACTCTTCGACCAGGATTCGTTCTTTGTATATGGAATGGATATGGTCGTCGAGGCCAAACGGATAAAGGAGATTGAGGAAGAGAACCGAAAGTCAAATACCAGGAGGTAGATGTGCCACTCGGCATTCGAGAGGTTATCCTGGTAGTTCGCGCTCAGAACATGAGCTCGGGGGTCCTGCGCGGTCTGGCTGGAGACCTCAACAACCTTGGCAATGCCGAGAAGAAGGCCGCGCAGGCCTCCATGATGCGAGGTCAAGCACTGATGGCTGTCGGTGCAGGTATTGCAGCCGTCGGCATTGCTGGTCTCGCATTCTTTGGTAAGGCGACCGCCGACGCTATCGAGTACAACAAGCAGGTCGCTCTTACCAAGACACAGATGTACGGTGTCAAGGCGTCTCTCGACGATGTTGCCAAAGCTGGTCTAGATGTTGCTCGAAACGTCGCTGTGCCACTAGATCAGATCCAGGCAGGCTTGTACGACATCTTCTCGTCTATGGACGTGAACATGTCGCAGGCCAAGTTCCTGTTGAGCAACTTCGCCAAAGAGGCTGTTGCTGGTCAAGTCGACTTGAGCACTGCTGAGCGTGCCAGCATTGGCATTATGAACGCTTACCAGATGAAGGTAACGGATGTCACGAAGGTTCAGGACATCATGTTCAACCTCGTCAAGTACGGCGTTGGCACGTATGGAGACTTCGCGAACGCTATTGGACGAGTAACAGGTCCTGCTGTTCGAGAGAACCAGACGTTCGAGCAGACTGCAGCCCTAATGGCGTTCGTTACTAGGAACGGCCTGTCGGCGTCTAACGCTGCCTCGTCAGTCGGTCGAGCTCTGGATGCGATCGGCAAGTCTAGAGATAAGATTCAGAACTTCGGTCAAATCGTAACTAGTGTCCTTGGTGACAAGACAGCTGCGAAGCTCGGTATCACTGCTGACTCTATGATCAAGGTAGTCGACGCTTCTGGCAAGATGCTACCCATCAACCAGATCATGACCCAGCTAGGCGTTGCTCTCAAGAACCTGAATCCGACACAACAGAACGACGTCTTGACGGCTATGTTCAAGGGTACCGGTGGCACGATTCAAGCCATGAGGTTCTTTGACATCGCTATCCACAACTTCGGCCAGCTTAACAACCTAGTAAAGGAGATGGGTAATAGCAAGGGAGCGTTGAAGGCCGCTTACGATACTATGGCCAACACTCCTGCGATGAAGATCCAACTTCTGAAGAACAACTTCCATGCGCTGATGATCGAGATCGGAGACGTATTCATTCCGATCGTCACCAAGCTGGTAATCGCGTTCACTGCCATATTCAGTTGGATAGGCAAGCTCAATCCTACCATCTTGAAGTGGGGCGCGATAATCCTTGCAATCATATCTGTGTTGGCTGTACTTGTAGGCATTCTCGTAGCTGTTGCAGGTGCTTGGTTGATTCTGTCTACGATCATGGCGGCGTCCGAGATAGCGCTGGCACCTCTCATTGTTACCATCTTGGCCGTCATAGCCGTTATCGCACTCCTAGCATTCGGTGCGTACGAGATCTACAACCACTGGGGCCCGATCAGTAAGTGGTTCCACAACATGTGGTTCGACATGTACCACTGGATTGACCACATCTGGCAGATGATCTGGAAGGCGATATCTGCTGCCTGGGGCAAGGTTAAGGCTGTCTTCAAGGATATACAGAACTGGGTCTCTAGCAACTTCGACAAGTGGTGGAAGACACACGGCTCAGCTCTTGAAGCTGTCTGGAACACTGTCTGGGGTAACATCAGCAGCGTGTTCAGTACTACCTGGGGTTTCATATACTCCGTCATGAAGACCGCTTTCAATCTGATAGAGACACTGTTCAAGATCGAGTTCAACACCCTGTTCCTGGGTGTGAAGGTCTTCTGGTCAGTTGTCGAAGGTGTATTCTCTATTGCCTGGGCTATACTCGTGGCGGGCTGGAAGATATTCTGGAACATACTCCTTGCCTACTTCAAGTTCGTATGGGCTACAATGATATTCGCCCTGAAGCTGGCCTGGGATACAATAGTTGTCGTCTTCAGCGTGTTTCTCGATATCCTGTCTGGTCACTGGCACCAAGCCTGGGTCGACATCTACGCCTACGTTAGGCAGGTCTGGAACCTGATCAAGGGGTTCCTAGTCACTATCTGGCATATCATCGAGGCAGCTGCAGGTGGCATCTTCGGTGCCATTGAGCAACTGTTCTTCGGCGTCTGGCACTCGATCTACAACACCGCACACGGCGTTTGGCAAAGTATCTGGAGCTACCTGCAGTCGATCTGGGGCGACATCAAGGGTGGTGCAAAGCAGTTCGTCAAGGACCTCGGTGGCATCTGGAATGCTATCGAAGGTGCCTTCAAGGGCCCAGTTGATTGGGTTATCAAGTACGTCTATGACGACGGAATCCGGGCCCTGTGGAACACTGTTGTCAACGCGATAGGCTTGGGCAAGATCGACATGCCGTTCGTGAAGCAGTTCTCCTCAGGAGGACGGCTAGGTGGTTTCGGTGGTGGCGATATCATCCCGGCACTTCTCGAGCCAGGCGAAGCAGTCGTTGACAAGCATAGGACTCGGAAGTACGCTGCACTGTTCGCGATGATGGGTATTAAGGGATTCGCGTCAGGCGGAGTACCGGGACCGGTGTCGCCCATTCAGGCACGTGTCGGGCCAGGGGCAAACATTTCCGGGCCAGCGCTAGGACCACTGCAGGGGCTGTTCAACTTGACTGGTGCTGCAGGTAAGATGATGCTTGCAGCTGCCACAGGGAACTCGACGGCGTTCATCAACGCACTGACGAGTGTAGCTGGCGGATCCAGTGGTGCAGGTGGGAATCTCGCGGCAATGGTTGCTACGCTCCCTGTGGCGCTTATGAAGCATGTCGTAGGCAAGGTTTGGAGCATGATTACCGGCGGCGCGTCTAGAGCTACGACGTCTGTAGGTGCAGGACCTGGTGGTGGATCAGTAGCTCAGAACCAGGCGCTAGCCAGAGCGCTCATGCCCGGCTGGGCCACTGGGTCTATGTGGTCTGACTGGAGAGCGTTGTGGAACCAGGAGTCGGGCTGGAGCCAGTTCGCTTACAACGCCGGTTCTGGTGCGACTGGTATTCCGCAGGCACTTCCCTTTACGAAGATGCCTCGTGCAGCATGGTTGCCATTCCAAGGTGGTAGTGCTAACGTTCGTGCACAGGAATCGTGGGGCATCAACTACATCAGTGGCAGGTACGGCAACCCTGCCAACGCGTGGGCGCACGAGCTGGGCTTCAACTGGTACGGTAACGGGCTGAATGCCGTTGTTAGTAGGCCTACCATGATAGGCGTAGGCGAACATGGTGCCGAGCACGTGCAGGTAACACCGCTAGGTAAGGGTGGTCATGGTCCAACCCAGAATTTCTTCATTACGACAAACGAGATTAATCCGCGCATGCATGCTGCGCAGTTGGGCTTTGAGTTGGCAAGGAGGTCCGGCTAATGCCGCCAGTTGGAATGACTCCATACACTTGGGCGTTTGGAGAAGCGGGCACCATCCTGAACACGGATAGCATAGGCCTACCCTTTGTCGACGTGACCTCGGTGTCAGGTCTTGACACTGCACCACTGCGGACTAACACAGACGAGCATCAGGGTACGGATGGCACGTATGTAGATACGCCCTACATGTCCATGCGTACGATTGTCGTATCGGGAACGTTGTATACCGATCCCAGTGACCCTGACTCGCTACTAGACTCTTTGCGCACGGACTACGAGTCTAATGTAGTTCGACCGTTTTACTTCCAGTTGCCTAACAAGACTCTGCGCTATGTGAACTGCCAAGGTGGCGGACTGCAATACAACATTGATCAGAGTCGACGTATAGGATCGACACCCGTACAGTTTACGGTGCTTGCCGGAGACCCATACATTTACGACTATCCTGCCCAACAGGCGATTGCACAGATATCATCTGCTGCAGGCATTGGGATAGGGTTCAACGTCGCATTTAACACGGGTTTTGGTGGACCTATTACAACGTTCCCTGTAGCTATCAGCAATCACGGGACGCATACCGCTTACCCTGTAATAACGCTCTTTGGTCCTATGACGAACCCTGTGTTGGTCGACGCTGTAAGCGGTATTACCATGGCTCTTTCGATAACGTTGTCTTCGGGCGATACACTAGTCGTTGATTGTAGAAACAAGTCCGTAGTACTTAACGGGACGGCCAGCAGACGAAGTGCACTTACGGGTCTCTCCTGGTTTGCTGTTCCAGCCGGAGGTTCGGCTACGATCACGTTGGGGGCTGTTAGTGGTACAGGAACAGCATCCGTCCTACTTAACAACACGTACTACTAGGAGGAGAAATGGCTCCAATACAGCCCGCAGCCTGGTGTCAGGGAAGAGCTGACCACCCTGCACAGATCTTCAGAATGGCTATGGCTGGCGCTGTAGGAGGCCCTGTGGCTCCGGGAGCTGGGGCGCTCCTGGGAGGCGTCAACTCCATGTTCGGCGGCGTGATGGCCGTTACTGGCACTAGCGGTATGTCTGTGAACGTAAATACCGGTCTAGTGTATATGCCAAACAGCTCTGCCTTCGGTGGTATGTATGCAGGATACAACTCCGCTTCGTATAACGTAGTTGTGCCAGCATCGAACAGCTCGCAGTGGCGTCGCGATTACATTGCAGCCGTTATGACCGATGTCGGAACGTCAGGTGCTGCTTGGGATGTAGTCGATGTAGCAGGTACGTTCTCAGGCTCGGCTCCCGGTACACTACCTTCGCTACCTGCTAACTCCGTACCCCTAGCTATAGTCAACGTCGTTCCGAACATGACCGTTACTAGTGGTGGCGGTACCGTTCAGGATGCGCGGCAGTATCAGCCTCTGCCCGGACCTTGGCCTACCACATCTGCTAACAAGCCGCCGCTATCGGCGCCCGAAGGTACGCTGTGGATAGAGACTGATACGAACCTGCTAGGCTGTATCATCGCTGGCGCTTACTACTACGTGCCATTGTCGCCGACGAACATAAGCTGGTTCGGACCTGCTTCGTCAGCTATGAGGACGACTAACTCACCTCTAGTTATTGGTGCTACGCCTGCAGCAGACAGTGTGCTCACCGTGCCGTTGGTCGCAAACGGTGGTTACGAGTTTCGCATACACGTCATCTTCTCCGGCACCATCGCGGGCGGCTTCAAGTGCGCCCTTACCGCGCCTGCAGGGGCAACAGGATGGTGGGGCGGCTCGTGGGACACGACCGGTGGCGGCTCGTTCCTTTCTTCACCTGCAGCCATTACCGGTTCCTTTACACAGACGATCGGGTCGAACGGTGGCCTTTACTCGCTCAGGCTGAGCGGTTCGATCGTTACTACGGGCACGGCAGGTAACCTGACGATTAACTATTCCGAGAATGGTACCTCAACGGGTGCCTCACTCAAGGCTGGCTCACTAATAGTAGCTGACAGGCGGATCTGATCTCTTATGACTGCCCAGTATACCTATCTAGCCACGGACCTTGTCACAGGCACGGTCCTTGGCGAGTTGCCAGTTAACAACGTCTCGTTGGACTGCCAACTGAATAGTGCTGGGAACATGTCTGCTGGAGGTAAGCTAGACGATCCGCGAATCGACAATAGCGAATTCATAAGCCGAACCGTTCCTGGTAGGACAGCGTTTTGGGCCTACCGGGAAAACACGATCGTGTGGGGCGGTATCGTCCTAAGCCGCGAGTACCAGTCTAATGGCAAGTCAATGACACTGACTGGTCAAACGTTCGAGTGTTATGCAGCTAGACGCTTTCCACGTTCCGTTTTGGGAACTGCTTCTCTGAACGTCTCTATGGGACAAGCTGCAATGATCAACTACCTCTGGCAACAGCTTCAGTCTGTTACTCATGGTTCTATTGGTGTATTGCCAGCAGGTATACCTCCTGTTGACCCTACGACGTCTCTGACAATCAACGGCTATGATCTATCGGCCTCGTACAACGACCTCATTACTTCTGTCACACAGCTTACATCTGGTCCAGACTGGACTATAGCTTGGACAGAAGATACTAACGGCCTACCTCTCAAGCAGCTAGTTGTAGGTAATCCGATTGGCAGTTCCGTAGGCATGACCAACTTGGTTGTCGACTATCCCGGACCAGTTAAGGACTACGTATTTACAGAGAACGCGTCTTCTGGAGCTGACCAGTGGTGGGCAGTTGGAGATGGCACTGGCGCTGCCGCTGTCGTTGGACAGGCAACAAACAGCGGAGACCTTGTCGGAGGTTATCCGCTATGGGAAGGAGTTAATAACTACTCCGGAGTGACGGATCAGACCACTATCAACAACCACGCCGCGTCGGACCTCATGACGTTCCCTATACCGCTCACTACACATGTTGCCGAGCTAGTAGGAAGCGCGTTTCCCATGTTTGGGTCTTATTCCATGGGAGACTATGCCGTGTTCAATGTGACTGATCCACGCTTCCCAGGTGGCACGACTTTCAAAGTACGTGTGATAGGCTGGTCTATTCAACCTCCCGACGAAGCTCAAGGCACAGAGACGATATCCCTTGTCTTTGACGAGCCTACGGGAGGTGCCTGATGTCTGCTAACAAGTATCCTTTTGCTAGGCCATTTGACTTTGTTCGTGTAGTTCAGGGTATGCAAGACGCGATCGCTACTCTGCAGGTAAAAGCCTCTCCTACACAGGTCGTTTCCTATCCTGCAGATACAACTCAGCTTACCTGCACATTGGCAACGAACACGCCTGTAACTAAGGACTGGCCTATCGTTGCTAATGATGCAAAGGTAGGAACTAGATACCAGCTTACTTCGTGGGGTTTTGGAACTTGGGGAAGTACTGCGCAGAACCTTAACCCCTACGTGGCGATAGACGACACTCCTGTAAACACTGGCACTCACGGTCAAGTTGCTGCTGCAGCTTTCGCTGCCAATACGGTAGTCAACTGGACCAACGTAATTGAGATCTTGGTTACTGTTGCAGGCAATCCGGGAGCTTTCCAATATAACCAGTCGTTTACAATTTCCAGGAACACTGCTGTCATTCCTAGCTTGGCACTCGTTGCAAATATAGGACCGACAACTGCAGACACAGCTATCGACTGGACAGTAGCGCACACATTGGGTATGGGTGCGTTCTGGACTGCCACAGTTGGAGCGCCTACCATCACTTGCACAGGTTCGGCGCTGGTCAGGATGGGACCATGAGGGCGAGGTACGTAGTATGTCAGTGGGCGACGTCGTATCGCTACTGGGCCAAGGTATCAGTGGTGTCGTCGCGATAGCAATGCTAGCACTATTCATTACTGGTCAGATCGTTCCGAAGAGCCGTGTAGATGAGATCAAAGAGGATAGAGACGACTATAGGCGGGCTCTCGAAGCGGAACGCCAGATCAGTAACATGCATCTTCAGACAAGTCTGGTTGTCAAGGACGTAATGCAGAGTCTCCGTAAGGAGCTAGAGCCTTGAGTATACTGAGACTGGGATGGCGAAGAAGGATGAAGAGCCATGTACCTACAGTGGCGCGGAGAGAGCGTGAACTATCGGAGCGAAGACTCTCCGACGCAAGGGACTTGAAGAGGACGTTCGACGAGATGATCGTTCAGAATCATGTCACAGAGCTAATCTCTTCACTGGTAGCGGGGAAACGGAGTAAGGGGTGACACAGACTCAGCTGCTCGCTGACTTGATCGACGATGCAATAGCAGTGGCGTTTCCCATAGCCATGTTGTTTCCACTTATCGGACTACCTAAAATCAAGTTCGGACCCCTGCCGCTACAGGGCTTCTGGCCTTGGTACAGGTCCTCTTGGGGATGGAACCTCGTCGTATTTGACCTGGTGATAGGTATCGCTGTGTTGCCCGCATGGTTGCACAGGGTACTAGGGTTGAACCCCGAGACCTTGTACTTCGAGTGGATCGAGGTCATCGCACTCTGGGCAGTACCTATCAGTATCGTATGGCGTGCTCTCCTAATCTGGAGGGTACAAAGGAACGTAGACGTGAAGGAGGAAGAGAATGCTACTACCGGATTTTAGTGAGTGGCAGCCCAATGTGAACATGGCGGGTGTCAGAAAGCAGACACCTGCCCTGATCCTACGTGTCGGTTACGGGCACGATCACAAGGACTTGCAGATCGATAGGTACAGGCCACAGGCTGTGCAGAACGGCTTCGGATGGACAGGCCTCTACCAGTACGCGCGTGCCGATCAGGACATAACGGCTCAGGCCGAAATGTTCTGTTCATGGGTCGGCAGGCTTACCGTGGGAGAGATCCCGATACTCGACCTCGAGGAAGGTTCAGGTGATCAGACGGCAAGGGCGAACGCCTGGTTCAACGTCGTCGATGACCACTTCGCCCTGACACCGCTTCCGGTCAACGAACGATCGTGGCTCTACTCAGGTGCGAACTTCGCAACCAACAACCTGGAGAGCATCTTCAACTCGGATCGCCACACCTGGGTCGCATCTTATGGGGCGACCGAGCCAGCGAATCCGCACACCCTGTGGCAGAGCACTAACGGTGCTGTCGGCGTCAACCGTGTGTCGTGGGCAGGTGCAGGGTACTGCGACACGAGCACGACGCGCTACACGATCGATCAACTAGCAGCCACAGGGTGGCACCCGAGCAAGATACAGCCGCCACCTCCGACCAGCCTGACGTGGGCTATGTGGCCCTCGACGGTCACGCTCAAGCTCGGCATGAAGGGTACCGACGTCGCAGTGTGCCAGACGGCACTACGTAACTCCGGCCTCATAGGAGTGCGTGGTATCGCCGTCGACAACGCTTTCGGACTGCAGACTCAGACGGCAGTTCGCAACTTCCAGGAGATCAAGGGTCTCACGATCGACGGCATCGCAGGACCGCAAACTCGTAGGGCTCTGATGGCCCTCGGTCCGCTGTAGACCTCTGGCAAGCTCCCCCGCCAGAGTGAGGGGTCCCGTTCGGCCTAGACGGATGCGTGCGGCTGTGTCTGTCCTCCCTGCCGGGCGGGACTTCTCTGTTACCTGAAACGAAGAAGCATCGTCATCCGAATCCTAGGGTACTTCTGCTGAGTGGATAGGAAGAAGACCATGTGCTTGCGGGCCGCATTGGCATCTTTCCATCTCTTGTAGGGCTTCAGTACTAGGCCGAGCCTCTCCAGCTTTTGGCCTGCGTCATCGAATCCGAACGCTTGACTAGCTCCTTGCATGACTAGAACAATGCGTTCTGTCTGTGCGTACTCCTTGCAGACGCCTATGTACTCGCAGGAGATTAGCAACGCGAAGTCGTTGTTTCGGTTCTCGAAGCGTTCGACGATGAGTATGTCAGGACGCTCTTTCCTCAGTAGGGCACGTAGCTCCTTGTGATGGTTATCTCCTTCCAACTGGCCAGCGTCTTCGAAGCAGTCTTGTATCGTCTTACCGTGCCATCTCACGTCACCTGTGCTGTCGTAAGTCTCTACTTCGAACGTGCACCAGCCAGTGGTTCCACCTGGGTCTATGGCGATCGCCTTCACTTGTACCCCACGCTTTCTATTTCTGGAGCTAACAGATTCTAATTGAGTCTAAGCTAGGACTTTTAGCTTGCGCGTAAAGGTGCTTAAGCCGCGGGTTCCAGCGATTAGACTTTATAGAATCGCGTCTAACTAAGGAGTCTATAGTTTGTGCTTCACAGCGTAGCGATTTGGGTCTCCAGGCTCTTGCGTTCTTCTTCTAGGATTTCGAGCTGCTCTCGGTGGTCCTGAATGAGAGCGTTGATTTCGGCCAGTCGAGCCCTAGGCGACTTCTTGTCGCTCCTGGTCTTGACGGAGATGTTATCGGGATGAAGGTTAGACCTATCGCCGTCTACGAACGTTGCTCGTTCACCTTCGCGCAGCCTACGACCTAGCTTTTCCTCTGCGACCAGAATGTGAACAGCTATCCAACCCCGTTCTAGAACCTTCTCGTAGGTGTATCCGTTCCCGTTGGTGAAACGGTCTCCTATGACTGCTATACGACCTCTTGCCATAACAGGCGAGGGCGCCCCCTGATCGAGAGCGCCCTCTTCACCTCCCTGTGGATTACGCGGTAGTGGTAACGACCGCCGACGTAGCGTCCTGGGAAGCGATGTCCCAGGTCCTGTTGCCGTCGTCGCTCGCGTGAACGGTGAACGTGTCCGTCGCGGGACCAGTGGACACCTGGAACGTCGCCGAGGCCGAGGTCTCCTCGTTGTTCTGGTTCGTCACTGATACTGACAGGCTGAACGTAGCCGTCTGAACCACCTCCCCTGATTCCCAGGTAACCGTTGCCGTGATCGTGTCGCCGGGAGCGTAGACGCTCTTGTCGAACACGATCTGGACGTTGGCTGCTGCTGCCATGGCGTGAATCCCTACCTTCTCTTCCAACCACCTGAATGGATGATGGCGACCAAGAGGCATTACATTACTCCCCAGTTATCGCCGGTTGTGATATCGACGGCGAACTTGACATAGTCGCCGACGACCCGCCTTGCAGCTTCTAGCATGTAGTACTGCAAGAGGTCTTTGACTCGTTCCACGTTGTCCTTGTGCGACTCAACAAGGATGCTGTCGTGAACGATGTTGCGAATCCATCCGACACCCTTGAGGGCTGGACGGAGGTTCGTAAGCGCGTCGAGACAGATATCAGAAGATGTTGACTGGGGAAGGAACGCCAGAGCCTCATTGAGTATGTCCTTCTTGTTCTCGTTGGTAATGAGCCAGAACCGACGATGGCGACCGAAAGGTGTAACGAGATCATCTCCTGCGAGGACATGACGTCGTGTCTCTTCTCGGAACTCGACGATGTTCGGTATGACCTTGAAGAACTCACGCATGCCACGAGCTGCCTCAGCCACAGGGATGCCGAACTCGGTAGCAATGCTCTTTGCCTCTCGACCGTACCCGATACCGTAGACGTAGGCCTTGACTCGGATCCTTAGTTCCTTGCGTGCAGCCTTGTCAAGTCCTGAAACATTTCCGTAGAGAACCGGGGTGATTTCGTCGAAGATGTCCCGAGTGGGATCATTGAATATGTCCCGAAAATAAGGCTCTTGAGCCAGCCATGTGAAGACACGTAGTTCTGCCTGTTTGTAATCAGCCTGAACGAACAGGTGGTCGGATTGAACAGGTACGAACTGCCTGCGTAGGGTTTCCCCTCGAGTGACGTTCTGTAGGTTAGGGTTACGACAACTTGGACGACCCGTCGTCGTCCCATGTAGAAGGAAGGTCGGAAACACACGCCCTCGATACACACGCTTACGTATACCCTTGACATAGGTGCCATACGACTTGGCATCCTTCCGATGTTCTAGTAGGGTTGTGAGGAAGTCGCCGGCATCTCCACTTGCCCTTTCCAGCAGAGACTGGAGAGCGTCTACGTCGGTAGTCTTGCTAACTCCTCCGGCTTGGTTCCGCTTGGTGGGGACTCGGAATCCAAATGCCTCGAGGACAGAGACAACTTGCTTCGGTGAGCGGGGATTGAAGTCGGGTCTCTTGGCAACGGTTGCCAGATCCTGTTCAAGAACCCGAAGCGACGCTTCAAACCTCTGCCTGAGCTCGTCGTTGTAGCCCAGGTCCACGCCGATACCGTTGAGCTCCACATACATGAGTTGTTGGGATGCACGGCAAAGAAAATCGTGTAGTGCACGCAGCCCAGGCTGCTCATCGAGTAGCTGGCTCTGCAGAAGGAACAGCTCGTACGTGGCAGCGCAGTCGTAGGCGTTATACTTGTACAGTATGTCACGTGGTATTGAACCGTACCCGTGGCCCGGGCGAACGTAGCGCTTGATCTCGTCGTCATATCTTGGAGCACCGAGTCGTTCTACTGCCTGGTATTTAAGTCCGTGGACGCCCTGTCTCTCGTCAAGACAATAACTAGCGAGCATTGTGTCGAACCAGAGATCGATATCTCGCATGCCTTTGGAATAAAGCCCTGCAAGATCGAACTTGCCATTCTGAGCAATGACGCGACGGTGTTCGCGTAGATATTTACCGAGCTCGGCGCGGACATCGCTGTCTCGTAGGGCACGTTCGCCGAACACACACACCTTTCGCCGTTCGTATCCGATGCCCACACAGAGAAGTGTGTGACGTGTCGGGTGTTCGAACGATATGTCTTTATCGATATCTGACTCGATATCAACTGTGATCGGAAGGGTTCGTCGTGTGAGTTCAGCCAGTCCATCATGAGCGCTTCTGGCGTCATCGAGTACGACGAACTCTGGCTCTTGCCATTCACTGGTCAGTCCTTTGACTTTGGCGAAGTCGTTGACAATGGAGGGGAAATAGAGGTCCCCTTTAGGACGAAGGCAGGCGGCAGGGTGGAACGTCGGTATGACCTGATACGCAGCTCCCTGTGGACGCCTTGGCGGTCCAACGCGAAGCTTCGTGATTCCATCCTTGCCTCCCAACAAGGCATGAGAGGCAGAGTTACCCAGAGCCACCACGCTTCGTACATTCGACTCTTGTAGCTCCGCCAGTAGACGGGGCCCACATGCCGAGATCGAGCTTGCGGAAGGTGTTGCATTGTTGAGAGGCCGACAGCTGCAAGCATTCGTGAGGAGAGTTGCTGCTCGATCGATGTGGTAATGCTGGAGCACTTTGTCCAGAAGCTTTCCGGATACTCCCATGAAAGGGATTCCCAGACGTGCTTCATTAGCTCCTGGAGCTTCGCCAACCACTGCGATGCCATTTCCTGGAGCTGCCGGCATAGCGCTTGGAACGTACTTGCCTGTGTCACGAAGGTCACATCTTTCACATTCTGCAAGTGGATGCTTGCGCTCAGGCATGCGCCCACCTGTCCAACACGTCTATGTTGTCCATGGTTACTCCCCTGTCGAAGCGGAAGGCCGGAAGCTGGAAGTAGTTCAGCGGCCGTTCTAGCGACATGTTGTCATGCTCGAGGCTCGCGCTTCTCGTTCCCCATACGAACGGTGCGTCTGTATCGATTGACCTCACGCGCCCAGACAGCATGACTAGCTCGTTGAAGTTCTCATGGTGAATACCCGTACGTGCGAAGCCTAGCAGGTGTACAGGATTGCGCGGTGCCATCACCTGGAGCCAGTCAGCGATGTTCACGCGCATATCTGGATCGCTTGAACCTTCAGCTAGCCTACGCGGTATGCCGTAGGTGAAGACTCCTCCGCGACCGAAGTGCTTCTGCTCTAGGTATATTGCACTTGTGATGAACTTCGCTATGTCGTCTACGGTAGGCGTCTGAGCTACGATCATCAAGCCTGGAGTCTTGTCTTCGAATTTCATGGAACAGTACACTTCGAGGAACTCGTCCACTAGGGAAAGCGTCTTCTCGCCATCACCGCGAACGTCAGGCATGACGATCTCGTCTACGTCATACTGGATAGCGAGTTCGATTAGCCCTTCGTACGACATGGCGTTGCCCTCGAACATGCCGTTGTCGAGGATCGTGAAGCACTGATCGTCCTTAGGATAGGCCCTTCGGTACGCATTGTGCTTGAGGCACTCGGGCAGGAGCATGCGATACTTTCGCCCCTCTAGAACGTGTAGCATGCTGTAGGGCGGAATCAGTGCTACTTCCATGTCGCTCTCCTTTGGGTGGGGTGGTGCCTGACCTGCGAACCCTCGTGTGTGTGCACCCTTACCGGGTTGTCGACCCCCACGTACTTACTGCTTGGGTTGGTTGGGAATGAGGACGACGCCGAGAGCTCCTAGCCCTGCAGTGACAGCTGCAAACCAGTGCTGCGAGCCGTAGTACGGTTGTAGTGCTGTGACGACGGCTGCAGCGGTAACGACGATACCTTTCGAGTACTGGCCGATGCTGTTCCAAAAGCCAGTCTTGGTAGGTTGTACGGGTGTAATGGTAGTCATTTGTTGCTCACGTTCCTCGTGAAGAAGTGCCACATGAGACCGGCGAAGACAGCTATCCATGCGCCGACGATGAACGGGCCGATGACCTCATCGAAGATCCAGTCGCGCATGCGACCTGACATCGTTTCGGTTCCGGCGATGCTTGCGTGTATGTCGAAGATGGCTACGAAGGCGATAACGAGTATGGCTATACCGAGCCACGCCCAACCCGGATTCCAGTACTCATGCTGTTTAGCTGCCACTCATGAACTCCTTCGTAGGTACGAACCCATGTGCGTCTGCAGCAGGGTGTCTTGCAGTGATTTCGGCTAGTGACTGCCGAAGCATGTAGAGCTTGATGTAGGTGAAGCGAGCGTAGTTGCTAAGGTCGATGACTTCTGCCATCGCCTCGTCGAGCGTGTCGACACTCAGGAACTTCGTAGACCCGTACTGAACTTCACCCTTCTCCAGACGGGCCTGACACTGGTCCCGAAACTCCTGATCCGCTGCTGCCAGCATCTGTAGGATCTGGCTCGAAGCGTCCGAAGTTGACTGCTCGCTTGGCATGATAGGCTGCCTCCATATCGACTCCGAGTATTGCGAATACGTCACACAGGTAAACGAAAGCGTCTGTCGCTTCCTCTACCATCTTCGGGTGAAGGTCACGATGATCGTGCGTTCCTCGTTCGACCTTCTTGACCAGGTTGGCCAACTCGCCTACTTCACCGCACAGTGCGAGGACAGTGAATGGCAAGTCGAACGCCGTATCTGGGAACCAGGCCACCGAGTCCCTCTGACACTGGGCGACTATCTCTTGCAGCGTCACTGGATCGCCGCCAGGAACTCCGCTTTCGCGGTTCGTGAGTGATCCGCGAAGACGCCTCTCATAGCTGCGGTACGGGTCGTACTCCCGTTTGATCGCGCCCCTCGGATCGACATACATGTGTGCGTTGCCTCCATCACTACGGCGACACCAAGTGGCATCACGTTCTTGTCGAAGGTGTCTGCGATGCGTGAGGTGAGCTCCTCTTGGACGTTAAGTCGTGCCGACTCGTGTGCTATGAGCCGTGCGACCTTACTGATACCGAGGATCTTACCGTTCGGGATGTACCCCAGATGCGCCTTGCCGACGAACGGTAGAACGTGGTGCGCGCACAGTGTTGCGAAGTGCACGTCCCTAACTACTACCATCTCGTCGGCATCGGAAGCGAACATTGTGAACTTGAACGGCTCGCTTGTCGTCATCTCTCGCAGCGCCTTGACGAAGCGTGCCGGTGTGTCTCGCTCCTGTGGATCGCTCGTGTGGAGTCCCGTGCACGCCATGAGAAGGAACTCGGCGACGCCGTACACCGACTGGAACTGCTGATGAGGAGCTTGCTCGTCCCAATAGGACAGATCAGATTCCACGTTGCGTCGGACCTCCGTAGATGTAGTTGTGAGTTTGGACGTTGAGGCGCCAAGGGAGTCTGTACGCCTTGATGAAGTCGAGGATGACAGCGTTGTCGATCTTTCCCCAGACAGCCCCTACGAATACCTGGAGAGGACTTTCCATCAGGTGGTCAGCCCAGATGTCACTTGCCATGTTCAGGTCATCGACGTCGGCGACTGTGAACTTGACGGAGTTGTTGCCTGTGTCGATTACCTTGAGGTTCTCGATGCGTTCCTGGTTGTTCGGGTCCTCACCCGAACCAGGAAGCTTCCAGTCCATCACGAAGTCGATTTCGTCGATCAGGTCAGGAATGATAGGCTTCGTACCGTTCGTGAACATCTCGAACCTGAGGAAGCCATACGACTTGAGCAGCTCGTCGATGGTCGCGGCTAGTGCGTCTTGTGGTTGTAGAAGAGGCTCGCCACCGGTGAAGCACACGTTCGTAGCACCTGTCGCTACGTACTGCTTCACAATCTTCTCGGCTAGCTCTTCGTAGCTGACTGGCACTTGTTCGGTCCTATACAGCTTCGGATCGATTGCGTAGGGCGTGTCACAAGCCCACTTGGCACACTTCAGGTTACATCCAGCGAACCTGACGAACTGAGTTAGGACTCCGACTTTGGGTCCTTCACCCTGTGTGCTGACGTAGTGTTCTAGTAGTCTGAGTTTCATGTCACTCCGTGTAGGTTGCCCAGGTCTTGGCTGTTTCGGATACGCCTACGCTGAGACGGTATCCACCGTGAGGATTCGCCAGTCGCGGACCGAGAGCGCTCTGGACGATGAACCCGTGGACCCACTTCGCTAGGTTCTCTGCCGTGGGATTGACGTCCATCTGGTCGTTCAGACAGCGGTGATCGAACTTCGCGTCGAGGTACTCCTTGACGATGTCCAGGTCTCGGTAGTCCATGACAAACCCCACGTTGTCAAGGTCAACTGCGAAGGCCTCAACGCGTACCGTGTAGTTGTGACCATGCATGCGTGCACACGGATGATCGAACGGCAGGTGACGTAGTTGATGCGCTGCCGAGAAGGTAAAGTCCTTCGAGATAGAGTACGTCACTTGGCTAGCACCTCCATCCAGTAGCTAGTGTCCTCGTAGACGGTGTCGTCGAGGTGTGCCACTCCTGCGTTGTTGATTGCTTCGAGACGCTCGACGCAGGTTCCGCATCGTCCGCAGTGGTTCTCCCCGCCTACGTAGCAAGACCAAGTCTTACCGATCGGGACGCCCAGAGTCCCTGCGAGCTCGGCGATGTCCGTCTTGGTCTTGTAGATGAACGGCGCATCGATGTTGAAGTCGTCGGCTAGGAAGCCGGCGTTCGCAATCCTGGCTGTCTCTGCGAACGAGCCGATGAAGTCAGGCCTACAGTCCGGATAGATTGCGTGGTCTCCGGCGTGTACGGCGGTAGCGACGAAGTGTCCATCCAGCGCGATGCAAATCCCAGTCGCGAGTGACAGCATCGTCATGTTCCGGTTCGGCACGACGGTAGCCTTCATGTTGTCGCCGTCGTAACGTCCTTCCGGTATCGGCTCATTGCTATTGACTAGCGTCGACGACCCCTTAGAGAGGATCCAACCGTAGTCCTCGAGATCGACGACGTAGTGCTGCAGGCCGAGCATGTTGCAGATCGTCGCTGCAGCATCAAGCTCCTTGACGTGGCGCTGTCCGTAGTTGAATGAGACGACTGTAGGGTTCCAGTCCCGCCTGAATAGCCCTTCGTACAGCATCGTGGCACTGTCGAGCCCGCCACTGACGACTGCTATACCATTCCTCTTCATGACGCTCTTCCTTTCCGATTGGGATTGTTCGTGTAGGTGACACGTAAGTCGAGAAGTGAGTTGTAGGTGACTGCACGCCCTTCACCACCCCTTGTGACAAGACCACGACCGATGATTGTCTTCTCGATCTCGTCCATCTCTCTAGAGAGGATGTGGTAAGTCTGCATGATCCTAGATCGCGGCAAGGACCCTCGCTTTTGGATGGCTTTCAGGACTACGTCGATCTTGTGCTCTAGATCGCTTCTTCCCACGTTGACAACTATGTCTTGTGCATAGCGCCTCCAGTCATCTGCCCACGACGCTGCCTTGATCAGGTCGTAGTACGATATCTCTACAGGACCTTCTTCAGTCCTACTTGCTGCGAGAAGCATTGCGCACTTCAGGATGTTGATTGACAGTCTCGCGTTCATAGGAACTAGCACCTCTGCCAATTCCCCTGAGTCGATTGCGATCTGCATCAACGTCTGGTCAAGCTCGTTGTATCGTCCCCATGCTTCTTGGGACATCGTTACGTCGGTAGCTTCTCTCGTAGTCCCGATTACCTTACCGTTAACCAGCACGGGTATAATACCTGAGTGCCTCTGCGATATGGTTCGAAGTTCAGATACGAGCTCCGCGCGACCACGCATGTTAGACTCCACAGGGGGACCGAGCGGCTTGATCTTGGTAATGTCACCCTCAGCAGTGACGATGACGAAGCGCGGTAGGAATCCACTCTCGACGTGTTCGAAGTTCAGGATGCGCGTCATCTTTGACCTGATGCCGCCACCGAACACGATTAGGCGAGGATCCCTGATCACTATCTCCTCCTTCCTTAGCAGGCGCTTCATCAGCTTGCCGTCGTAAATCTTGGCGAAGAACTCAGGCAGGCCTGACATGTAGTCCTTCTTGTGCATCTGTTCAATCAGGCCTGTGAACTCGTCTCTCAGGAAGATCGATGGCATCCCCGCTCTCGCCTGGAGTGCCGTCATCAACCCCTCTAGCGAACCGTCCGTCGCCATTAGAATCGAATCGTCTACTTCCATAGCTAGGTCTACACCTAGCTCCATTGCCGTCGACTTCCTCGTCAGGGTCGTGTCCGCGAGAATAAGGAACCATAGGTTTGGCAGGATAACACCAAAGCTCGTTGGAATCCTCAGAGATCCCGCTAGTAGGGATGACAGTGCCACAAAACCGGTTGCTACATGGTACTGCTCTGCAGCGTCGCCTACCGTCTTCGCCCACTGTACGTACCTGTCTATAAATGTCGGTGGAAGCTGTGCTACGATCCTTTTCTCCGCATCACTCAGGACTGGCATCTCTCCCGACGGTGGAAGAGTGTTCACCTTCCTGTTCTCGTCAAACCGTGACCGTGCTCGGCAGATATCCTTCCAGAGTCTAACCTCGTCTTCCGAGAACTTGTTGCACTGTGCATCTCGACAAACCTGGAAGGTCTCTGCCATATTCATTCCAGCTTCGAAACAGTACATCTCAAGTCGGAATAGCACGGCGGAACGGTCTTTATCTGGCTCCCTGTGGAAGATCGTAAAGGCTGCACCGTTCACTCGGAACCTGAACCGCTCTAGTATCTTCTCGCCTTCCTCGGGAACGAACTCCGGGAACGGTATGTCTAGGTACTCGTAGCCTTCTACTTGTGGGTAACCACGGAAGTCTGGTAGCGTGTAGAAGGTCTCGTTCCATTCGAGAACGTCTACTTGAGGAACTTCACCTGCGTCGAAGTACTTGAAGTTGAGTGTTCCCGGTATCCTGAGAAGCTGGGTTAGGTCCCATCCCGATCTGTCCGATCCTTCTTGTGCGTGTCCATAAGCAATTCTACGTGCTATCGCCTCGGCGTCTTCTCCTGCCACCGGCTCGGCAAGCGCCCAGAGCGCCTGGTAACGACCCGGGCTAGTTTGTAGAGAAACAGTAGGATGCACAAGTAGACGATCCGGATGGCAGTCATCAAGGTCTGCCCAGATGCACTGAACCAAGTTGACATTGGACTTTACTCGTTTCTTCTGTGTCAGGAGTTGTGGGCAGAAGTAAACGTTCTCCGTTAGCGTCTTCGTGCGCATGAACCCTATTGCGTCTTCGACTTGTTCCGGGTACTCGTAAAACTTCTCCGTGAAAGTTCCACCTGTCTTACGAGAAGCAATACACATGTAGCCCGTTGTCTCGCCATATACTGATTGGAAAAACGAACTTAGCCCGGGCATCCATAGCTCCTCATCTCATACGTGTTGGTTGGCGGCTTCCGGCCCGTCCAGTCGCTCTCTGCTTTCGGCACGCACAAGGAGGGGGGGTGTCCCCATGCGCCGATGAAACGGTGTAATGCCGGCCAGCTGTGAAGCCTCGCGACTCAGCCGCCAATTGGACCTGCCCCACAAGGAGGTAAGAGGCAGATCCAGCTATGGGAGAAGGTTGCTCGACTTGCTCGGAGCGCTGCCGCTGGCGCCTTCTCGTTCGTACTTGGCGAAGCCACGTACCTCGATCCAGCTCGATGGGTCGTCCTCGGGGTTCTTCTCCTTGGTCTTCTTGTTGACGCCGCGACGCACCTCGATGTCGCGTCCCAGGTAGAACTCGGGCGCGTCGGGGATGTCGAGATCGCCGTTCTTGTCCTTGCAGTCGTCGTACACGCCGATGGCCTTGAGCAGGTTCACGATGGTGTACAGCGCGCCGGTCCAGAGACAAGCGTTGACGCCCATGGTCTTCTCGGCGTACGGGCCGTCCTGGACGGTCATCGTGAAGTAGAGCATCGGCTTGCCGGGGTTGGCCTCCGACTGGCTCTCGCGCTTGTCGACATCGGTGATGACGCAGTGGAACTTCCCTGACGGGAGGGGCTGGTAATCGCCAGCAGTATCTTCGCGATCTGAGACGTTGACTTTGACTGACATGTTTTTCTAACCTCGTGTGATGAGAGTGAAGATTTGGTCCATGGTGGGATCGACCATGAGGAGGGGAAGCTTTCCCGACCTGTCCTTGGTAACGAACCCTTCGAGTGCACCAGTCATGAGCACCCGCTTGATGTTGGTAGCTGTAGTCTCGTCTCCTTCCGAGATCTGCTTGGTGTACAGATACATTACCTGGTCGAAGAAGGCTGCTGCCTGATTCGCCAGCTTACCTGGAAGGTCTGGCTTCTTCCAGAGAAGACCCTTGTTGTCACGGTCTTCCTGCTCGTGACAAACGAAGATGAAGTTCATTGGCAGGTCTCGGAACCGGCGAATGACCGTACGCATGCGGTTCGATGACTTGCCCCAGTCGTGAAGGCCCGGAACGTCAGGGTCACGATCTGGATGGTCCTTGAGTGTGATCCCCATGACCCAGGCCATGTTGATCTTCTGCAGCTCAGTGCCCGTATCGACGGCGACTGTCCTGAATTCGGGGCCGTCCTTCGTGTTGTAGCACTGCCTGTCGAGTTCGTCGTAGATCGCCTCGAACTGTTCCCAGGTAACGGAACCACTCACTGCGGGGTCGGGAACAACCATAATGTCCGGAGCGACTTGCCTAATCGTCGACGACCCCGACTCGCAGGAGACGTACAACATGGGTGCCATCAGCTTTGACAGCTCAGCCGTCGCTGTCAAGAAGGTCTTGCCGCTGCCAGGCCTGCCGTAGAGCATGGTGTTGGTGTTCGGTGCCGATGCAGTGCGTACGGGCGCCATCGGAACGCCTGCGAACTGCCTGACAGGGATAGTCTGCTTGACTTCCGGCGCAGCCTTCTCCTTGTCATCATCGGCCAGATCCTTGGTACCTAGAACACGTACCTTGTCGAGAACCTCTACGACCGGATCGATCACGTTAGGCTGGCCGGCGTCCATAGCCGGCTCCATCAACTTCGTGGGAACCTGCGCAGGATCGGGCTGCGTAACGCCTCCGGGAAGGAGTTCCGAGTTATCAAACGTGGGCATGATTCCTCCTACATCTTCTTGTCTGTGCTAGGTTCTTGGAGTTCGTAGTATCGAGGTTTGGTTTCGTACATTGTGTCGATCGCGTACTGGAAATCTCTTCCTGCCCGCTTGTCTATGCAAGGACTAACGAACGCGCACCAAGTACACGCGAACCGTCCCGGACTAGGATAGATAGCAGGTTCGCTAATCATTTCCCTTGCCTGCAGGAAGATGTTGTGTCCTACACTGTCAAGCGTCTGAGGTGGCTTTGGAACCTTGTGCATCTCAATGTAACGAGGTCCACTATCCATTAGCCACGCAAGGTAGTCGTCGTACAGACCACTTGTGAATGCTACAGGATCTTCTATCTTGACGGTCTGTAGGAACGTCATGTAGTCAGTACCCTGTGACTTGCTTACTGAGAACGAGCATCCCAAGCGCACTGTCTTGTTCTTAGTCGGTGGCTTGGGGAAGTCCTTACGCATCTCGACGTATATGAACCCACGTATGTTCAGTCCGAGCACGACACGTAGTGCCCAGCAGTAAGACTCGATCTGGTCGTCCGTCTCGAGGATGACGTCTGAATCTTCGGACATCATTCGCTTCGTCGTCTTCCAGTCAAGAATCCAGTAGCCACCGAACTGGTCCTTCATCAGTCCGTCGATACGACCTTCGTAAACGACAGGAAGGCCGTTCCAGAGGTGACGAGGAGCGTAGTTGTCGTGATTGGGATCGGTCCTTCGAGCGTTCTGATACTTCGCCCAACACCTATCGCACTTGCAGTACAGCTGGTTACCGAACTCGTCGAGGACGGCTACGCGGAACTTAGCCTCGACTTCCACAGGGGTAAACATACTCTGCGGGAGATGGTTTCTTGCGTACCACCGGATCATTCCCACGCCCAGCTCAAGGCTGTCTTCGTAATCCTTTTCCTCTTCGTCGCTGAGACCGTACTTGTCGGTAACGCGAATGAAGTTGGCACGCTGTTCCTTGCATGCCCCGATGAAAGCCGTCTCTGCACGAATTCCCAAGGCGTACTTGTCTAGATGCCAAGTCTTGGGATCGTACATCACCTGCATCGCCCTGTGGAACGCTACGCCGAACTCGAGCGGCGTAGGGGTTACTAGAGGCTGCTTGTTCTCCGTGAACAGCCAGTTCCACCGTGTGCGACATGCTCTGTAGGACCTTAGCTCCGAGACGTGGACTTCGTGAACTAGGTCAACTACCTCCGCCCCATTTGACATCGTGTTCCTCCTTGTAATCTAATTATATAGCGTCTCATAAGGGCTCCACAAGGGCACACCTTACTTTGTGTAACCTTACCCTCAAGGTCCTGCTCGCGGAGCCTCAATACTCCTAGGAACACGAGCAGGACGTTCAGGGTAGGTTAGCCGTTATAGTCCCACTGGATGCCCCAGTCGTTCGTCGTGACCGCTGCGTAAAGCCCAGTTGTCAGAGAATGTACCTGGCCAGTCTGGTGTTGCGGGTAGCTCTGGTTGGGTGTCCCGTTGCAGTTGCCGTTGTAGCACCAGATGTACCCACCGTTGGTCGTCGTCACGTTCGCGTTGCGGCCAGTCGTGTACGAATGTACCGTGCCGCTCTGGTACTGCGGATACGTCTGCTGAACGCTTCCCGCATGAGCAGTAGCGCCCGATGCAAAGAACCCTGTTGTTGCCAGGACTACTGCGACGAGTACAGCTGCTAGCCTCTTCCGCATTTGCTTTCCCCTTCCGAGATGATCCAGGGTGAATCACCTCAAGGCCCGGTCCGGCCTCCAGCTGCGAACTATGGATTGGGGAGCCTATCCGCGCGAAAACCGGACCGGACGTTCAGGTGACTACGCCGCAACAGCGATCACGGGCCAGTGTCCGTCCAGCTACTGCCTACGCCCAGGGTGAGCGCGAACACTGCCCAGGCAGCGACGAACCCGTACTGCCGTCTGGCGTAGCGCGGCGTAGCGTAGTGTCGGAACGCTTTCCAGCCGCCGCCTGCGAGCACAGCCGCCAGGGCCAGGTGCGACGTTGAGGCGTACCCGTTGTGCTTGTTCCAGCCCGCCCGCCGCTTCGGGGGAATGAGCTGGTAGAGACGGATGACCGCTGCCGGAGCAGCCGTGCCCAGGTTTGTCATGATTTTTCCCTTTTCGTTCATGTAAGTCACCTTTCCCGATGACGTATTCGGGCGCACTCAGGTCGCCTGTTGTATCGGTAGGAGCGATCGTGACGGCGTACTCGCTGCCACCCCGTTCGATGGTGAACGCAGCGCCAGTCTTGGTCGGCCATGTCTCACTGAGCGCGTTACTGTCATGCGGAGCATCGCCTCCGTAGATTTCCCGGTTTAGTGCTTCACGGCAGATTCGCGCTAGCTCCAGCGCATTCTCGTCAGCCATAGCTGGTGACTACAGACCAACCTTGTTGACGGCGTATATCGCCTGGGCCTGTGTGAACCCGTCGCCGTAGCTCGATGTGAGCTGGTCGATCAGGCCAGCTCTGCTGAATCCTTGACCGTCAGCCAGGTAGCCCTTTGCCGCCATCACGGCCTGCGAGTCCCAGTCTGGGTGCACATAGCCAATCGCGAATTTCGCGTCAGCCTGATTGAACCCCTCGCCATAGGTGGATGTGAGCTGGCTCATCAAGCCGTTGTAGCTGAATCCCTGACCATCGTTGAGATACCCCTGAGCGGCGTTGACAGCTTGCTGCTGGCTAGCAGTCAGCTGAACGCTGGCCTTCTGCGTCGGCGTAGCAGGTGTCTTGCCTCCCGGGTTGCACACCCCGTTGACGTCAGGCTTCATCCCCGTTGGACATCCTGCCGTAGCCTGTACCGTTGCAGGTGCGCTTGTCGTTGATGTCGTGACTCCCTGGCACGCAGTAAGCAGTACTCCTACGGTCAGTGACACTACTGCGAATAGCGCTCTCTTGTTCCTCATGTCAATCACCTCTATCTTTTTCGACCTGAGGTTCATCCTCAGGAGTCTTTGGGCCAGGTTGCGCGAAGACAACGTGCATGTTGTCGTCCTCTAGCAGCTTCCTGATCTTGTCCTCGAACCGCGTTGCGGCATCTTCGTCGAGGAACTCTGCGTTAAGCTCCACTACGTACGTTGGAGTGTCAGTGTGCCTGCCCGACAGGTACGGTGGCCACCTCCTGATTATCTGCAGGGTCTGCATGTACAACCCCGTCAACGGCGGGGTGCGCGACATCAGTGCCATCTTCTACCTCTCGAAGTTCTGAAAGCAGGTTGTTGTATCCGACGTGCAAGTTCCTGAGGAAGTTGCGGACGACGAAGAAGTTCGGCTTGTTGCACTTGCCGTGGACAAGCCAACCGAACCGCTCTGTCTTCTTCCACTGCTCGTACCGATGGTTGAACTTCCCGCCACCTGTGTTAGGCTTGATAGTGCACTTGCATGCCTGAGTGGGCTGTGCAATCATCCAGCGGATCCTGCTAGCGCTAGCGACGATAAGTCCTAGCTCTCCCACGTCGGCAAGCGATGCACCGTCATCACCCTGCGAACGCCAAGTAGCCTTGACGAACGCTTCGGCGGCGCTATTGTCCTTGAACGTGAGGAGTATTGCGCGTGCCATCGAGTACACCCCATTCGTCTACCTTCCTACCGTTTCGGTAGAGCGCGTGCCTGTACGCGCCACATTTATCGTCGGCCGTGTGATGATGGACGACAGCGTCATCGTCGATAGCGCTGTGTGTCTTCTGCGCGTCGATACCTGGCGCGATGTAGACCTGTCTCATAGGTCTAGAACCCAACGTAGCGATGCGCCAACTGCACGAAAGACCTTGCGTAGTCGGGGAAACCTGTGCGTTGGCAGGTCGTACGGCTCTGCCTGCGTAGCCATGTAGGCGAGAAGCTGATCGGTGTTCTTGTCCGGGAAGCCGGTCTCGATGAGTAGCGGCATCGGTCCCGTCTCGGGCACAGCCCTCGTGGGTATGAAGGTAGGCCGAACCATCGCAGCGAGCCTCTCACGCGTCAGCCTCGCTGCCTCTGCAGCTGCGTACCTGGCACGCTGAGCTGCCTCGCGTTGCGTGAGGATTGTCACGGTAGCCGCATCGCCCCATGACTTGCACAGCTGCGTGAACATGTCGTTTTCGAAGACGACATCTATCGGGTTGCGCCGGTCGAGTACGTCGTACATGATGCCTCCTACTAGCTATGGGATCCGTTGAGTCGCTCTGCACGAGAGTTGCGAAGTGAATCACATCCCTCCTGAATAGCGGCGTCGAAGATTGCCTTGTCGATATACGGGTCGCCGATGGTTGTCATCTGTGCGAGAGGACCTTCACCCAGCAGCGGGCTCTTGATCCAGTAGCAGACGCCCCATCCCGGAATTGGGCCTGCTGGTGTCATCATCTGGATCGGGCGAACTTCCCACGCCGTGATGTCGAGTCCGAATGACTTGTCGGCGAGAGCTTCCTCTGCCATCTCCGAGAACCTCACGAGTGGCATGACGGCTTCCTTGTTAAGCACCTATCCTCCTAGGATGGCTTGCGTGATTGTGTCGAACTCTGGTGCGGGGGTACCTCTCTTGTCGCCAAGCAGCCACAGGAGGTTCTCCCACTTGTTGGCCACGCGCTGTAGTCGACCCATATCGACCGTATCACGTGCCACGAAGTCGATTACCTGAACTGGTCGTAGTTGACCGATTCGGTGTAGTCGATCCTCAGCTTGCCGGTTCCGGGTTGGGTTCCAAGCTCGATCAAGAAAAACGACCGTACTTGCGCGGTGGAGTGTGATACCTTCACCTCCAGCTGCAATAGTCCCAGCGAGCACTTGTACGTCTCCTGCCTGAAACTGTTTGACGGCCACACTTCTGTCGGCCTTCGATACCGAGCCAGTATAAGGCCGTATCGAAACGTCCTTAGATTGTAGACGTCGCACGCATAGTTCGACCATTCCTCGTGATTGGGAAAAAACCACGAGAGGTTCATTCGGATTCCCCTCTATCAGTTCCACGAGTCTGTCGAGCTTCGATGACGGATCTGTTAGTACGACCTTCCGGCGTATACCACGATCCTCTTCTCGACCTGCGCGATACACGTCGGAAACGTATTCGCCCTGGAACTCTACCGAGGCTAGGGCGAACTGTTGAAGCCTGACAAGTTGTGACACGACTTGTCCTGCGACTAGCGGCGTGTCTTCCTGATCCCCTACCCAGGCGATCATGTCCTTCCGCATCTGGTCGTACGCCTTGCGCTGCTGCGGAAGCAGATCGACGTGGAGAGTCGTGTAGGTCTTTGGCGGTAGCTCGATCGCGACGTCTTCCTTCTTACGTCGGATGTACCACGGCTCCCACTGTTTATGGAGTGTAGGCAGCGCTGCCGTGTTGACGCCTGTGATCTTCCGGAAAGTGTTTCCGTACTTGCCGTTCGTCGGCTCGTTTATGCAGTACGTGTTGACGAACTTCCAGTACGACCTGAACTCCTTGGGATAGAGCCAGTTGAGCACTGACCAGATGTCCGCAGGCTTGTCGTCTGCAGGCGTTCCGCTAAGACCTGTCCTGTAGAACGTGTCGAGCCTCTTTAGGGCCTGAGTCTGTTGTGCCTTACGGTTCTTGACACGATGCACTTCGTCGCAGATGATGTGGAACCACTTGATGTCGGCCAACTCAGGTATCAACCTAAGGGCCTCATAGTGCACGATCGCGAAGCATGGCAAGGGCCTCTGCTTGAGCCGGTCGATCAGTGCCTGACGATTTTTCGGATCGACGATAGCTATGTTCCGCTCGAAAATTGACTCGGTCCAGCTGTCGTGAACTAGCCGAATGTGCTCGTCCCAGGTATCGTGCACACCCTGTGGAGCTACTATCAGCGTGGGGCGTTGGTAGGGCGGAGAGGTCTTGCCCATTCCAGGGTAGTGTCTACCTGCACGAAGTTCGAGGTCGATCAGGATGCCCTCGAGCGTCTTGCCGAGACCCATGTCATCCGCTACGAGACGTCCCGCAAGAGTGGGCTTTGCCACCTTGTCAACGCACTCCATCTGGAATGGATACGGAGTGATCATAGAGGACGCACCGTTCCTTTCGTCGGGAGCCTTCGGAGGTTCTCGACCGTCATGACGTTCCTGTCGAGTGTGAGCGTAAGCAGGTACTCTGCTGCACGTCTTGCAGTGTAGCCATGTACTCTGGCGTACTCCTGTAGATGCTCTCTAGCGTCATGTGTGAGCGCTATCGTGAGGATGGTTGCGTCCTCGGTTAGGATCCGTGCACAGGTTTTGCAGTCACGAATCTCTGTTCCAGGTTTCGGTGCGGGATGCGGTAGCGGTAGCCACTTGCCGCATAGTAGTCCACTCGAACCGGAACGACTGTAGTGTCTGCGCCCGTTCCTAGAGACGTGCGTTTCGGTATCCATTACTCGTAACCTCCGAAAGGCTTGTTGGGTACGATGTTCTCGATCCGTGTCTTGTCTTCGTAGACCCAGTAGCCACCGTGACCTAGACAGTTGCCGCACTGGACAGTGTTGGCTATGTCCGACTGAATGAAGCTGCTGTATCCCTCCGTGTACCTGTTACGATACTGCTTGGGGATGGGTGCTCCGCTGATCATGTGCACGCCCATACCCTTGCAGCGTGCACACGTCTCCCAGCTTGGCCGGTCTTGACCTACCCTGAAAAGCCAGAACCCGTCACTCCTCCTAGCGTGGCGGATTAGCAGGTATACAGAGAAGGCAAGGACGATTACTGTAGCGATCAAGGTCCGTTCGAAGAAGACGAAGAGCCCAGCCATATCTCACCTACCACGTTGTTCGTCTTTGGGCATATCCACATCAGGACCCACCTATCGCTTCTTTGCTCGTACTGGCTTACCAGTTTGTCCCTTCCGTTGTAGGGATGCCGGAGATGGCACTTTTGGCACCAGACTCCCGCGTGTACGTCCTGGAGCCCTGGTGGTGTCCACTCCTTGCCGATCACCGATCGTTTTCTGCGGCGCCACGTTCGCCTGGCGCTTCGCCGCTTCGATTCGTCGTCTGGCACGAACGCACCTCCTGTGTCCCCTGTGATGCCGACCCTTGTAGTGGGGGTGCTCGCAGATCCAGTCACTAGTTGGCATCGCCGATGACCTCCTTGTAGTGGTTGTTGTGGGGATGGACACACAGGAGGTTCTTGAACTTGAGTCCCCACGGTGCCCTGCTTCCGTACGGACTCATTCCTGGTGCGGGGGCCCACGTACACTGACACCGAGAGTCGGCAGGCTGCTTGTCCCAGATGTTTGGCCTGAAGGCTAGTTGACGACCTTCACTCTCACGTAGCGATGAGGATGGCATCAGTCTTCGTCCAATGCTGTCTGGTCGCCGAAGATCATCTCGCCGTCTCGATCTTCGTCTTCCATCTCCTCACGTCGCTCTTCACGTCCCGTGTCGTCTCGGTCTTCGTAGTATCCGTAAGGATCGTCATCATCGTCGTCGAACATCTGTACGTACTTACCCTCAGGATCGGCCTCGTCGAGCCTACCAGGAAGATCCTCGAGCTTCCAGCTTTTGTCCTCTTCGGGGTCCTTGAAGGCATCGTCGAAGCACTTGCCGTGAGAACCAGAGATCATGACCTCACGTTCGGACGCTGACATCTCGGGGAAGATGTCCTGTACGTGACCTGCGCCACGCCTCCATACTTCGTACCTGTCGGTGTCGACGTCGATCTGGCACGGCTGCCCACACATCATGCAGGTGTACGTGAGTCGCGTCATGTCCTTGTTGACGGGACTAACCTCGACCTTGTTCGGTGCTACTGGCATAACGGCAAGAACCTCCTCATTTCTTCCGGTACAGCCTTGATCTGCGCTGCCCTACGTTCCTCCGACGCCCTCCTTTCTGCTGCGGCTTCTATAGCTACTCGTACACGCCACACTTCTTCTGGTAGTTCGTAGCTGAGGAATATCCATTCCTCAGCTTCGCCGAAGTATCCCCACCACGGATCGCACTCGCCTACCTCAGGGTCCATAATGCCAACGGGCCTACTCTGCCAGTCCTCCGGCATCTCCAGGATCGCCTGTGCTAGGTCCTTCATCGTTTTTCGGGGGTAGTTTTCCAGTAGATCTGAAGTGCTCATCTGCGGCCTCCTTATCTATGCACCGCCGTCCACAGGGGCAGATCTGTGTGTCGATCTTCTTGTTCCGGATGTAGTAGTAGACCAGCTGGGGCGCGATACCCCTAAGTCGTCCATACTCTACAGGTGTGATCAGTGGTTGGTCTGCGGTCTCGTCTCGTCTGAGTTGAGCTTCGAACTCGTCGATGTTCATCGTGTTTTTCTTGGATTAGCTAACTTTGTAGACTCATTGGTTAGACGCGTTCTAAGGTAGGTCTAACCGCTGGAACATACTGTTAACGGGGTCTACTGCGCGCGCTTTTTGTCCCAGCTTAGACTCGCTTAGAACTTGTAGCGATAGTCCCAACGTCCGATCTCTTCTTCTGTGCGGTCTATCGCCTTCTGTATCTTTCGGTTGTTGTGAAGGGTAGCGGCGATAACGACTGCCATAAGTAGAAAGTAGGCTCCGAAGATTGATGCGATGAGCCATCCCCACCAAGGCATATCAGCCTCCCAGCATGCGTATGAGTTCTTGCCTGGTCATAGTCGGGTGTAGCGATTCGAGTTCGAGTAGCTGGAGCTCCTGCCTTGCGCGTTGTGCTGACTCCGAGAAGTGGTTCAGCGCCTCGAATGCCTTCGGACCCGCAGTACGTTGGGCCAGTGAGCCGTCAGGGTTGGTCTGGACTACACGACGACCGCTATTGTCTGTGCAACGTTCGTTGTCACACTGGAAGGTGTGCAGCTTGCCGCCCTGTGGTAGCTTCTTCGCGTCGACCAGTTTACTTGGCTGTTGACAGAAAGGACAGCGTCTAGCCTCCTCGAATGTCGTCTCAGCCATTGACGATCTCGATGCTGTCTAGCTGCAGCTCGATATCCTTGCCGTCCTTGTCGACGTATGCGATCAGGTTGTCCATCGCCGTTGCGTCCTCGACGAACTCCCGAGCCTTCTCGTCATCGACAACCATGAGAACGATTTTGGTCATACCGCTTCCTTCCCTTCTAGAACAGCCAGACGAACTTCGACGTCAGACATACGCGTCGCGAGCGACTTGACGCCATCCATGGTCTGGCCGAGCTTGGTGTTCTGTTGGAATCGTCGCTCTTCGTACTGCTCGAACTTCTCCCAGGTAGGCTCTTCGAGCATCTCCCACTTGGACGGCGAGTTGCCTCCGCCACGCGAGAGCTGTCGAACACAACTCATTTGCTTGAGCCTACGCATCACCGTGGTGTAGTAGGGAGTTGCGAGATTGTGGTCGGCGAACAGCCGTGTGAGGAAGCCCTCGTACACGAGCGTGTGTGTGCCATCGACCTTCTGAGGCGTAGATGCCTTCTTCATGGCCTCGAAAACCGTCGAGCAGTGCTCAAACAGTTTCGGGGGAGCCTCCTCGCCCATTGTCTATCACCTGCTTCCTTACCTTCTGGAGCGTGGTCAAGACTGAGCTAGGGAACTCGGACTCTTTCAACAGCGCTTCCCACGTGTCGAAGGGCTGTTCGCAAATCCGTTCAACCTCTGATTCCCAGGCGTCAATCTCAATGTCTAGAACGTCACGAAGCTGTTCCGCCTCCGTAGCCGTTATATCTAGGTGGGCCATGTATTACATCCTGTCCTGCTAAGGAAGGGCCCGAGCGTTTCCGGTGCTGAGGAACGCATTCCAATTGTGACTGGTCTGCAGCGCTCGGGCCCTTCGGGACACCAGTGCCTGGTTACTATCTGGCAGTACTACCTATGTAGACTCGTTGGCCAGCCTCGATCACTCGGCAGCGTTGTCCCGCTTTGCGACCCCTCCCGTACTCCCACGCCAGTTTGTGGGCCTGCGCCAGTTTCGAGGAGGGGTCCGTCTTTAGTTGTAACCTGGAGGCCCAACTGCGTCGCCTGCGACATCTCTGGGGGCGTCGCGGCTTATCAGTCCCATGAACGCTAACCAACGTGTCTCATCGCCAGTCCGCATTCCCACCCGGGGTTCCCACTCTCCAGGTCCTTCCCGCTGCGGGGGCCGGGGGGCGCCCGCGGGAAGATGTGGGACTACTCGGCCTCGTCGAAGTCGCCCTCTTCGCCGTCCTCGTTGTCCGTACCGGCAGTGTCGTCGGCGGTGGACTCGTCGGGGTCGGTGTCAGCGGCGACCGCGGCCTGGACCTCTTCGGCCGTCTTCGGAGTGTTGCGCCGGATGTACCAGTCGACGCCGTTCTGCATGCCGTCGATGCCGGGGCGCGTGAGCACGTCGGCCTGGGCCTTGTCGTAGACGTTGCCGGCCTCGTCGTACCACTTGACGGGGAACGGGTCGGTCTTGCCCGGCGCCTTGACGTACGCGTACATCTGCTGCGGCTTGAGCGTCGCGGCGGCGATGTTCTCCTTCACCAGGTGGTTGCGCAGCTCGATGGGCGTCACGACGCCAGTCGGGAGCGGGAACCGAGCGGTCTTCGGAGTGATCGGCGCCAGCGGCTGGTCGGGCTTGGCCGGCGACGTCTGAGTGCTTTCGGACATGGTGTCCTCCCTTTGCGATTTGGATTTTCGCTCTGACTTCTATTATAGCTGGGATCCAAGGGGATCCACAAGTGGTTTACATGGTTTTTCTTTGGGAAGTTTTTGGGCTCCCCTAAGCGGCACGTGCGACCTTGACCTTGTCAAGTCGTCCCACGATGAAAAGCCGTCCATCAGCGGTCTTGACTTCGTAAGGACGAAGCCTGCCCCTGTGGATCTTTACCAGCGTGACTTGCACGCGCGGTAGCCAGACTCTGCGGAGATCGACGGCGTTGTCGGAATCGAGATCAGGGTTGACTACCAGATAGGCGCCTCCTATTGCCTTCATGTTGTTCACCTCCTTTCAGGTGAGGAACTTCATTTGAGCATCGCTCCGATTGTGTTCCTGATGCCGTCGTCCATGTTGATGAGAGTGCGGTTGGTCTTGCACAGCTCGTCGAACAGTGCACCGAGCTTGTCGGCGATGACGAGATTCGACATGCACATGCCCTTGAGCCAGTCGAACAGGTCGTCTCGCTCGCCGCCTGCGATAGCCGCGCGGAGTTCCGCTTCGAAGTCCTTCTCCTTCTCGGGGAGGACTTGCAGCTTGACTTGCAAGTCGTTCTTCGCACGGAGCTGGACGCTGGCGACCTTGACGATGATCTTGGCGCCCGGGTCGAGATTGTGTGCGTCGATGCCCACTACGGTGTACGTTACACCTGTCATCACTTACCTCCGTTCAGGACTTTACAGTCCTTAGGTACACCGTCTTTTCGGTGTACATGCTTGTGTGTCCTTCTGCGTAGTTCGTCTGCGAGGGGCTTTCCCGCGATGAAAATCAACGGCAAGCCTAGCGGGATGCCGACGATCGTCAAGCACAAAGCCAAACCGAGCACGATGAGCGGTATGCCTACGAGTCCTCGCCAGACAATGCCCCACGAGTCAGTCGGTTTGTACGAGTCCGATCCTACCATTCAGGTTCAGCCCCTCTGGACGGTTAGTTCCCATGATGCAGCTCATGCACACACATCGGCATGAGCGTCCCGGGCACTCCTCATCGAGCCCGTCGTGATCACACACGTGGTCTCCTTCGCATGTAGCCAGTTTCGTATCGAACGAAACCGTGTCTCTTGTACCAGTGCCAGAGTTGTCCGTAGTTGAGTCCGTCTGAGGGACTGATCTCGAGTTGCAACGTCACACCTTCAGCGTCTGCCTCTTCGAGAATCTGACGAAGCAGCTCGCGACCGTAACCTTGACCGCGATGTGAAGAAGGTACGTTGATGCGCGTGATCGTCCAGTTGGGCGTCAGCTCACCAGGCTTAACGAGGTCCGCTATCGCCCTAGCTTCCGGAATGACGAAGCAGGTTCTCACTTGATCAGCCTCACTTCGTAGCATACCGACGAGCCATCAGATGCTGCCCAACGGTAGTTCGGTTCTAGCGGCTCCAGTTCGTCTGGAGCGAAGTAGAAGCCCCATGGCTCCGGACCCGGACCTGGTCGCTTCTTACCTGCCTCGCGACCAGCCTTGGTGAAGGCCTCTTCGGCCGTTTCGGCATCGACAAGTTGGTGGTAAGAGACTTTCTCCTCACCACTACGAGGGTCCTGAAGGAACTCCTCTACTAGCCATTCTTCCATGTTTCCTCCTTTCAAGGTCCTGCTCGAACGCTTCTGTGCAATATGCACATCACGCACTACCAGGTCCAGCGACTACCGCCAGCCGTCGAGCGCTTCCCGCCTAGGTGATCAGCCTATCGCGTCGTTCGAGCAGGACGTTCAGAGGAGGACTACGCGAGGCCGGTCAGTTCGACGTAACCGTGCTTCGCGATCAGAGTCCTGAACTTCTCTTCCGGGTACTGCGATGCCCACGCGTTGCCCCAACGCTTGTTCATCTCAAGACGCGTGGAGTTGCAGGTACCGTTGATCTTGACGTACCTGCCCGTGAGCGGAATGCCCTCCACGTGCGTGTTGACGGGGAGGTCGTCGCAGACGCTGATCAGCTTGTGACCGACGCCGAACGTGAAGTACCAGTTCACGCGTGGCTCGTCGTCATCGTCGTGAATCGTCTCGTCGAAGTACTGCTCCATGTCTTGGGGCGTGTCACGTTCGACTTCGGGGTAGGGGTGGCTCATGTCGCGTTCTCCTGTTCCGCGTAGTAGTTCCGGTTCTCCAAGTCGACGACACGGGTGAGTAGCTCCTGTGTCAGAGTCTCGAGGGCCTGGATGCGCTCCTGCATCGCTGCTTCGTCAGCATCCTTGTTAGTCGTTGGATGCCGCTTGGCAAGCCGGCCAATGTCGTGGCGTGGGTCAAGGGAGTCGAAGTCACCCTTGGTGGTCTTGTGCCAAGTCTGCAAGCCCCAGTCCTGGTATGCGTTCTGGTATGCTGCCACTTGGGTGACTTGGCACAGTGCTAGGTCGTTGTTCCAGTAGTACTGACCTACGACGATCGGGAACCCGTCTGCTGTTCTGTGCACTACGCCTCCTTACTGTCTAGTTCCATGGCGTGAGCTAGCAGCTCCTGTATCTGCCCTGCCTGCTGGGCGTACAAGTCTGCCAACTTGGTCATGGATTGTCTGTACGCCACGACCTGAGGCACTCGCAACTCGCTATGCCTCAGGCGGTGACGGAATGTCGCGTCGACCATCTGCGCCCGAAGGTCATCGGCATCTCGTACCGTATCGGAGAGGGCCTTGAGGCCATCCTCAATATCCTTCAGGAGCTGACGGTTGCGCACGCTCATGCGTGGCAGTGGTTCTGGTCGATCACGCTGGTGCGGACGGGCTCGCTGACGTAGCGGCCGGCCTTGGTCGAGTACTTGAAGTACGTGTGCGTGACCTGGTGCTCGTGGTAGCACTTCGGCGAGATGAGAGTCTCGACTTTCTGGACGGTCTGCAGCGTTGGGCTCGACGCGTTGGCCGATCCGATCGACATGCCACCCAGAGTGGCTGCTGCGACGATTGTGACGCTGGCTGCGATCCTGCGAGCCTTCATGGTTCCTCCTTGAGCTCATCGGTACGGGCTTCACCCGCAGACGCCTCCCGGCGTTTCGCTCTGCTAGTAGGTGAGCGTGCCGTCGGCCAGCCCGTAGGCGACGTCGTCGTACCCGGTGGCGTGACCCGCCTTGGACGGCGAGGCCTTCAGGTCCTTGAGCTCGCCGATCCAGCTGACGGGCGTGCCGTCGAGGTGGACGCTCTTCTGCTCGCCGAAGTACTCCTTGATCTCCTTGACGGTGGCCCTCGGGCGTTCGACGTCCTCGACGACGGGCGTTGCGGTCATGTTGTTCTCCTAGGACTCATCGGTGCGCCTATCTGACGCAGACCCTACGTCTCACGACGATGGGTTTCGTCCACTACTGGTTCAGTTTCCGTATGGCGAGGAACTCGTCGACGATCGTTGTGATGTCGCCGCCTTCGGGGTGCTCGCCGAGGAAGACGTTAATCTGTTCGAACGCCCTGTCATCGGCGTAGTCCTCAGGGCCGTTCCAGACCCTGCCGATGTACACCGTACCCCCACCGACTGCGGTGACGATCTTGCCTCCCCACGAGTTGAACAGGTAGCGCATCCTGCCATCACGAAGCTCCCACTCTTCGTGACCTGCTGCTACCGCAGCTTCGAGGTTTACGGCTGTACGACGAATCTCGTACATACAGCACGTGTCGTCGTATATCTTGTCGAAGGTACTCTCGCGCTTCGCAGGCTCGATGGTGTACTGGTACTTCACCGGCGTTGCCTTACGAGCTGCCTCCCTGTTGTCCACGTCACGCTGCTCCGCTTCACGAAGTTCTCGACGTAGCTCTGCTGTTGTCTTCATCAACGCACCTCGTCGTTGTATAGGCTCGGGTCTGTGATGCCCTCGATCGCGACATCGCGCTCGTCGCCCTGTGGCTCTGTGCACCGATTGGCGACGAACTTGGCGAACTTCGTCAGGTCCCCGGCCCCATCGAATTCGGTCCACAGGGCGAGAAGCTGTGAGAACTGGCTCTCCTCGCACATGTACGTGTAGAGCGCGAAGTCCTTGATACGCTCCTTCGGCGTGAGTAGCACGTCGGGGTCTTCGGCGTCAGCAGCCTCGAGCAGGTACGCTTCGAACTCCTGACGTAGCTGGACCATCAGGAGGTTCTCTTCGACCTTTTCGGTCTCGATCAGCAGTGTGTCCTTGTCAGCAGTGACGCTGACGCCCTTGACCCCGAACTGTCCCCACTGCGTCCTGACTACGACGCCCATCGATCTTGCCTGCCTCTCGGGACTCCACACATCGGGGTCCTCCATGGCCTGGAACAACTCGAACAGGTTCACTTCTCTGTTACCTCCAGCTTCCTGTCGAAGACGATGAAGTTGTACATCAGGTCGATGTCGTCTTCATCGTTCCCTTCGAGTCCGAACATGCGATCGGCCCTACCTGCGTGGATGAAGTACTTCGCCACGCGCTCGACTGCCTCGAGGCTGACTGTGTGACATCCGCAGTCGACCATCTTGACAATCTCCTGCTTGAGCTCGGTCTCCGTCATGGTTGGCATTACAGCTCCTCTCGTGGTATGTCCCTGCCACACGTGTAGCAGTGTGTCGTTGGTTCGTCGAACATGGCGAACACTCCTGGGTGTATGCAATCATCGTCGACGAGCACGTTCTTGTGCCGCTCGCACTCTAGGTACGGTCCAGGCACGCGGAGCTGCAAGAGCTGGCGTAGGACTGCGCACGCACATAGGCTGCGCTTGTTGAGGGCTTCGACGAACCTGTTGCCCTCTTCACGCGTTAGCGATGCCATCACGTGCCCACTTTCGTGTAGCGACCGTAGATGACGACGTCGCCCCAGAGTAGCCGGCGCGATACGTAGTGCTCGCCGTCTCGTGTCAGTACGTGCCTGTTGCCGTACTGGTCTGTCCAGGTCCTCATCAGTACACGCCCCAGACGCGTATGTCGAGCATGAGCTCGCCCCTCGTCAGGACGACCCCGACTCGAAGCTCGCCACGTTGTTCCTGCTGCCCAGAGACAGCGTACGGTCGGGACGCGAATACCTTGCGTCCGAACCTGTCCTTCACCTCGTACCAGTCGGCGACTTTGAGTAGCTCGTCGAGTAGGGCCTTGACGTCCTGTTCGACGTTGTCGTCCATCTCGCCGTATCCGCCGATCTCGTGCACTTCGTCGAGCCGACCCTGCAGCCAAGATAGGATGCTCTCGTTCAGGACGAGGTGTGCACCCTTCATCGGCTTGAAGGTCATGTCCGGCTCGAATATTTCGATGTTCGGCATTCTGTGCCTCCTTTCTTTTTCCCGCTCAATTAATTGTACCTGGGACCCATAGGCTTTTTCAAGGCCCAGTTTTGGACACCTTGGCGCGCGCCGCATCGTACCGCGGTGCATGAATCGCAGCTGCGATCTCGCCCATCTGGGTGCGGCACACCTTGCCTGCATCGACTCCACAGGAGGTGCAATCGGTGAAGCGGACTGCATCGTTCTTGGTGGCATCGTTGCGCCAGTTAATCCTCACGAGGCGCCTTGGCTACACCCTGAGGGAACAGATCCGGCTCTTCGAACGTCTTTGCCGGTCCCCACTTACCTGACACTATCGCCGCGTCGTCAAGTAGTTCTGTCTCGGTACCTGCGACACGCAGCTCACGCTCGCGCCGCTTGATCGTCGTCTCGGTAAGCTGGAACGTAATCTCGACCACGTTACGGCTCAGTATGTCGAGGCCGATCGAGACGGACACCTTGCCGCCACGCCTCTTGGCCTGGTTGTACGACATCATCCGCATGGACGTCGCTGCACAGTCGAAGTCTTCGCCCTCGACAAGCCTAACGGTGTGGTTGTGCCTTAGCCACGCGTCCCAGTTGTACTTGGGTGCTCTGCCGCCTGTGTTCTTAATCAGTGGCGGTGTATTCTCGTTAACGAACTCCATCAGCTACTGTTCCTTTCGCGCTAGGGCTGCTCTGTATGATTCTATTATATCACTGGGCAGATAGGACAAACAACCCCAAGTTACACAATGACGTTGTATTTACAATTATATACGTCGTTTTGGTAGGTAGCGCCTGTTACTCTATAGGTGGACTGAAACCGCAAGCACAAAAGGGTGGCATGTAAAACCGCAGGTTAACCAGCGGGCCGGTACATGACGGCGCTTGATATACCACAATCGTCTTCTTATAGAACTTTATGGTGGTTATATAGTGGTAAAGTTAGTAGAAGTTACGGCAAGCGTCAAAGCGTCCCTTAATTAAGTAGTATGTGAACTAATGTGCGTTACGTTGATGTGTGCGCCTACGCCCTAAAGTAGGGACCCTAACTACCGCCTGCGACTTTGGGTCTTCTTGCCGGTGGGTATGGTCTTTTCACAGTTTCCGCCCAAATCGGCCGTAAAAGGTACCTGGCGGCCCTGTGGACGTATCTGCGCGCCGTTCTGGGGTCCGACTTCTTGGTAGATAGCCCGGACCGAGTTCCCAGTCTGCTGGAGTGCCCTTCTCTGTGCCGGCGAGGTCATGCCCTGAACCCGACGACCCTTCTTAGGCGCGAGTTCCGGCCGAGACGCTATCTGACGTTCCATGCCTGCCATGTACTCCAGCCAGTCACTTGACAGCATCGCAGGCTCCTTCCGGATGGGTAAGGTAACAGGACGTACATACGGGGTTCCGACGTGTCTTTCGACGTATCGTGGGAACGCATCCGTCGTCCGGA